ACAAATAAAGTATTTTGATCGTTTTGCAATAGACGTTTCTCTAGGTTTACGTTTTTTCTTTACAGGTGAATAGTGATATATGTAATAAATAAGAAGGAGGACGGCGTCGGCACAGTCGTGCTTTCGATCCATGGGGTCTATGGCCTTTAAGGCTTCCGGTGCCCCCTTCACTTCCTTTGCAACTAAGGACTCTAAAAAATCTGATGCAATGGTCACAGACATTTTTTTGCGCCCTTCATAGGTGTAACCACCCATGCCTAAGGCTTTATGAATAGATCGTGGTGGAATGAGAACCACCTTTGAACCGTAACGTTCCTTTAATAAAATTTCAAAGGGCTTCCCCGCCGATTGAAAGGGCTGAAGCTCCACAAGCACAATGGAGGCTTCGTGAATGATGTAACCCCATTCCTGCAAAAAGTGCGCCACACGTTCCTGGATGTGTGGCCCGTGGCTCAAACAACAATCTTCTGCAGAGACCCTCTTATGGGTCATGATTGTCATGTCCACACACTCGATGCCATCGATCGATCTTAGAGACACATTGCCTGAATCGATGGAGCCTAAGGAGCCCCAACAAAACCCAACATTTCGGATTCCGGGGTCAAAGCATACAAACATTTATTAAGTACAAGATTGAGAGAGAACAATTATCGACTTGTTAATTTTTATTGGCATTCATTCCTCCGCATTGAAATAAACATGAGTGGCACAGAGCCCACCAAAGTCTACATCTTTGTGTCTTCGAGGGTTGACCCCACTGAACCTTGTGTAATCTCCTCAAGGAGGGATAAGATTCAAACTTTTTTTGATTCCTTTCTTTCCCCTTCCCAAACCCGGTGGGGTCTCCGCTTCATGAAGGTGGATGGAGAAGATTCACGAGTAACCCACCGTCACCCTTCGGAGGTTTTTACATACTCCACCCATGAAGAAGCTGAAGGGAGAAAGAGTGAAATGGGTCACCTCGCCGACAAAGTGATCTTAATCACAGAGAAGGACTACCGACGCCATCGAGCAAAGGAGAAGAAACGTGAGAGGAAAACGACAGATGTGAAGGAAAAGAAAGAAATGACCACAGAGCATGAGAAAGAAGGTCTAGTTGCTTAGTTTTGCGCTGCAGCTTTTGGACATGCATTAAAAAGGCTTCTTCAGGCGTCTTTCCCTCCACCTCTTTCTCTTGAAAGGTCGCAAAGGGGAAATCGTCGTAAAGCTCCAAGACACGTCGCGAGATGATGCGGTGAGGAGTGGCCTCAACCCGTTGGCGGTCTTTGCCAGACACTCGAATCCCAATCTTTTGATAAGTCTTCAGAGTTTCTTTGACATAAACCTTGAAGAGGGATGACTTTCGTAAAGGAATCCAAGGGTGGGATGTGGTCCACCGTTTTGGACATCTCCTACATAAGGAGACTGTGCCAGGATGGATGGTCTTTAGAACTAAAGTCTCGGGAGGAGTTAAGGGTTCTTTGGAGGAGAGAAGGTCCTTCAACCTCCTTCAGAAATCCCCCAATCGAAGAGGGTGAAAGATTATCAGTTGTCAAAGATGGTGAATTTTCTTCATGAAAATTATAACCAAGGGTTCCATTGCGCAAAACTTGGTACCAAAGAGTCATTACATTCCTTTTGTTGGTAAGGTGAATAAAATCTTAAGTCCTCAAATAAACTGAGTATGGATAAAATTTTTCTTTCCTCTCCACTTTCCATCCTGTGTGCCACCCTGTGGCCCCTTTTTTGGTTTCTCCCCACCTCACCCAACCTCGTCATTCCCCACTTTTTCGGATCCACCGTCCTCTACAACCTTTGGTGGTGGCACTACCCCGGCTCGATTTCTTTTTCGTTGCGGGGGTCCACCGCTGAAGAGTGGAAAGCCCTCTCGAGGGCACTTCCCTCCTACCTACCTCTCGAGTTGAACTTAGTTGGAGAAGTCCCCATTGGCGAAGAAACCTACCGCTCCATTCCCATTTTTGGCGACCGGACCTATGAGGTTCGCCTTTCCCCCCACGTGACTGTGGGAGAAGTGAACCGTCTTCTCGACCTCGGAGTCACTCGCTTTCATTTGGCCAACCTCTTCGTCCTCCCTCGTCTTCTTAACCATGCCCCAAAGGAGGACGAAAACCCTTTGATTATAATTCAAAAGGAGGGATGGTACTCAAAACTCGTAAAGCCATAGATGAAATGAATTGCTTGATTGATTTTTCGTAAGATGCAAAATTTAATCAAGTTAAAAGGATAGGGCTCTCTTCCACATAACCACCCCCATCAAAATAAACTGGAACATTGAATCCGTGGGTCAAATCCGAATAGCCAATTAAGTGAGGGAGGAGGAAGATGGTGGACGATGGGCGAATGACGCCACAGGTCACCAAGTCTTGCTTAACTTCGCCATACACCTTCCAAAACTCTTCCGAGTTTTCTTTTAGATGTTTCGCTAAGGTTTCAGGGACGTCTGCCGTTTGGATGACCATCCCTTGGAGACGCACAAACCCCACATATTCTTCGTGAATGGTGGTTCCAGGCTTTGCCGTGTCCACGCAAAAGATCTTCATAAAGGCGAGAAAGTCTAAGAGGACTGTGAGGGAGAGGTCATCTGCCTCCCAAGAGGCTAAGGACATCATGACATTCATGACAACGTCTGATGCACTCAGATCGGTTTTCCAGGTTTGTAAGAGGGAGGATATAGCCGTCATGAGGGGAAGGCTCCTCAGATTTCGATCAAAGGAGGAGAGAAACATGCGGTGGGAGTAGTAAAAGGTGGGATTCAGTTGAACCCACGTTGCCTTTGACACAACCCTTCCTTCCGATTGGTTGAGAGGCGAAAGCTCCAAATCTCGTTTCTTTGGGTAGGTGCATAAAGAAAAGATGAAAGAAATGTCGGCAGAAACCTTTGTTTGGACATAGATGTAGTAGTCGTCTTCGTGGCCGGGAAGGGGCTTCATCCAAGTTTGGGATGATGATGGGATAGATGGGTGATAGGTTGACATGTTTACTTCTTTGAAGGATTCGTTCCTGACCATGTTTAACCGATTATTCCCGGGTTTAAATGATCTGTTTCATTGGCCTTTTCATTCTCATCTTACTTTGTATATCCTCTTTTTGGTTTTCTCTTTTGACTTTCATCTTTCCCTTACAATACAACTCAGTGTTGGATGCTTCACTAAAATCCTTTGCAACCTTTCATCTAAAGACTTGGTCAGACTTTTTTCAATTTTTTCAAAAGGACTTTCGTCCCTACGATTTCATTTCACTCCAAGGCGTCCCCACCTACCTATCCCTTCGTTGTTTGGCCATTCATGGATGGGCACGGTTGAATGGATGGCATGCTTACCATGCGGCTCCGCCCCTTTGTGACATTGAAAGTTCGCCTCCCCTCATGTGTCTTTCTAAATTTCCTCCAATCTCGTCCCATACCTTTGTGAATGTTGATTCTGAATTCCTCTATATGAAATTTGAAAACCTGCTTATCATCAATGGGTGGTTTGATCCTCAAGAACCACAAACTATTTACAGGCTTTGGTCTCGACCCATACCAATCCTTCTCTTTTCTTCATCGGAAACTAAAGCGACAATGCCCTTTGGTCTTTTTCCATCTCTCGGGTCACCAAATGTGTGGTTGTCTCCTTCTTTCTTTTTGAAGGTGAAGGAGGTCTCTCCTCACCATCTTCTCTTACGGGATTCAAGTTTAAAGAAAAGAATGGATGTCCTAAAAGGGTTTTCCACACCTCTTTTGACTCGCTTGCTGCAAAACACTGCTCGACAAAGTCCTTCCAAACCAAATGGACTTCTTCCCCAAGAAAATCCCGACCCCGATCTAAATCATAGACGAGAGCCTTTTTGACAATCTCTGCAAAGCGAACCTCCACAATGGCTTCAATTTCCTTCATTCTTTCTTTGGACACTCCATCATTTGGAGTCAAAAGAAAAGGAGACAGTCGGGCGGCCTCATTCCAAGAGTTGGACCACCAAGGGAGGGCCTTTAGGTCTTCGAGAAAGAAAATTCCGACCTTCCTCTCTTTAAGAGATTGGAGAATGGCATAGGAGTGAGTGGAAAACCCGAGAAGAATGATGAGGGCAAAGTGGCCGACTTGGTGGAGAAGAAGATCCCAAGTAAAGGTTGCGGAGCGAATCGTCTTTGACTTTGGCGTCTTTCCCCAGAGGAAGCGGGATGAGTTTTTCACCATGGGGAGAAAAGCGTCTTGAAGGGGAAGGTAAGATGGGGTGACACAAATCTGAGATGGAGGAAAGGTGGTGAGGGACTCGTGGTCACACCACACAATGGAATCACCTTCAACCAAAATGTTTTCAGGTTTGACGTCATGGTAAATGGCTCGTGGGTAAAATGCTTTGTGGGATTTAAGGATGAACCTCAGGAGCTTCTGATGAATCGTCATTTGTTCCGTTTTCCATCCTTCAGTGATGTAGGTGAAGCCGTCCATCGAGTAGTGGGGCATCAAGATGGAAAAGTTCTTTTCCAATTCTTTCCCATAGGCTGAGGTGATGATGTGGGCAAAGAAGCGAGAGAGACCCAACTCACCAATGAGTGCTAAGGCCTTTCTCAATTTTTTTGCATTCTCCCCGTAGGCTTTTTTGAGGACAATGGTTTCGCCAATTCTTTTTCCATTCAATTCAGGGGCACTTTCAACTCTGCAAAGGTAGATGGATGCCTGGGAGGAAGACTTTATGGTTTTGACTTTGGTAAGTTCCCACCTCCCATCTTGACAATCTATGGAAAAGGTGGACATTTTCGATCTGACAATTTGATTGTGATCTTCCGACAAAATGAAATCTTTGTAAAAAACAAAAAATGCCCGGACATCGCGACTCATACCATAATATACCATTTGGCTATTCTGATTCTGATCCCATGTCTGGATCATCCCGCCAATCATCCGCCCCAAAGACCCAGACTCCTGAGTCGACGACCGTGCCCATTGCCCACATCGCCCTCGCCTCCCGTGAGGCTCAGCGTGGAATGCAGGACGCATCCACGACCTTTGCCGCTCATGCCGTGAAGAAATACCAGGTGGTGGCCGTTGTGATTGGCGTGGTTGTCTTTCTGGTCTTAATTGTTGGCGTCTACTTCCTCATGCGCTCCTTAATCCTGAAGCAGATTAAGAAGTATGCCATTTTAGATAAGAAGACAAAGACTCAGGATAAGTCGGGCACCCTCGAGTCTTCCATCATTAACTATGACGGTCTCGAGCTCGGCCTCATTGGCGTTGCCGCTGCCGTGTCCATTGGCTTCACCTTCCTCTTCATCGAGCGCAAGAAGTTCATCGCCACCACACAGGCCGAGGCCGCTTACCACCACGCCACCCGTGACTTAAAGAACACGGACATGTCGAGTGTTTCTCTGTACGGGTCTCCTCGTAAGTAAGTTCAGAATAAAAGACGATAAATCTATTTTTGTTTTAAAAAATTATGGATCCTCCATCAAGATCAAAGCCAAGAAGGCCCTTTTTTGGTTATCACACTCAAGCTCCTCCATCTGACACTCATAAATCCACTGACACTCGTGCTCCTCCGGTTCGATCCGTTGACACTCATCAATCCACTGTCGTTCATAGATCCGTTGACACTCATCAATCCACTGTCGTTCATGAACCTAAGACCTACACACGGCCTCCCGTCTCCGTGTCCATTGATGGAGATACGCGAAAGATTATGGAGGCTCTTGGAGAGGATTCGGCATCCAAGTTTAATGGGTTCTTAAGGCGACCGGCCGTTGCGCCAAAGGCCATTGAGAGGATCACAAAGCTTCGCTATGCGGGGTTTCACCAAACCCGGATCCTCGCCCTTTGGCACCTCTTTCGAAAGACCAATTGTGATCGAGTCACCATTGAGGAAGCCGACCGAGACGCCGTCATGGATTACTTTTACGAGGTGATTGAGGGGGCCGTTCTCCTCGAAACCCAACGCCACTTAGTCAACTCGGTGGATGACCCTTCGTGGGTTTGGTTGCATGCATTGAAACGCCTTTGGACGCCCGAAATGGGAACGTCTTTGCCGTCCCAGATCCAAAGGGTGGGAGGACGCCGGGTCTTTGCCGCCGTCGTTCCCCTCATCCAAGAGTTCCATGCAAAGAACCGTCCCTACCTCCAGTACTCTCAGGAACGAGGTCCCCCAGGATCCACAGGCCAAACGGTCAACATTCCCTCCCAGTGGTATAGGTCAGTCCTCTTTCCCATGTTGGGAGGAGAACCCCACGGCCTCTTTGACGACACTCCCATGTCTTATACGGAGACCTTATCCTCCATGTTTTCACAGTATTAAGGTTTATTCTTCATATCCTTTAATGACTTTAAGACGTGGTGCTCCATCTTTGCCCTCGAAAAGGCAACAAAACATCCAATAACAATCAGCAGTACAATAATACCAAGTGCAACTCCAAACACAATGTAACCCTTATCCATGCCCTTTGCCTTATAGGACACGAGGGCATAAAATCCTTTGTCGTCCTTTCCCATGAGTTGGACATTGACCGAGCACCCATCATCCTTTGAGTAGACCTCGCCAAGGGTGAGGGTGGCTTCCGATCCTTTCACAGACATGGCCATGGGAATGACCCCAATCAAACTCACGATGGAAGACGCCTTTGACACTAAGATGTTTGTCGATTGGCCATTTTCCAGGGTGACTGGAATGCCTTTGCCTGAAGGCTTTTGAAGATTAGTGGTGACTCCAAGATAGAGACCATCATTGGTATATAGGTAGACTTGGGGCATTTATTTAGAAGATTAAATTTCCCTTTCGAAAAATTCATCATCGTCTTTGATGATTAATTTTTCAATCGAAATCAGAGGACCAGTCATGCTTATTGGTCCAATACACCAAGCATCGTGAAGACGAAAAGTAATTTTGCATGGGGTTCCTACAGGCATTCCTTTCAGGGTATCTCGAATAATGGAACACTGGTGTGGAAGCTTCACAGAGATGCCCATTGCTCCATCGTCTTCACACCCCACCCGTCGCCGAAGAGGTAGAAAGGCAGGATGAAATTGAAGATGTTTTGATGAACTACATACGGACTTGAAAACGGTTTCAATTGAACCTTCCACCCATTCATTCACCTTTTGAAGTTTTTCTGCTTGGTCATAGATGACAAAGAATGCCTCGTCGAAGCGACTGATTCGCATTAAGGCACAATCCACTGTCACTCGGCGGGGTGGAATGGAAAGGGTGAGATTGGAGGAGGAGGAACGGATTGCCTTATGGGTTTTCAGGGTAGAACATTGAAGACACAGTGGGGATCTGGAGGTGGATCGAACACAGCGCTCGCAAATGAAAGACTGTGGTGCGTCATCCTCTTCAAGTTTGCCTTCAAAAATGGGAGCATCAAGAGGAAGAATAGTATCATCAAAACGAAAAGACAAAGGAATGTCTTTCGTTTGGCATTCTTGACACAACACAAAGGATGGAGTGTAAATCGTGCCAAAGGCAGAAGGGACCACTGACACATGAGAAAGGAGAGATGTGGAAGGCACGTCCTTTTTGCAAAAAGTGCACTGGTAGAGTGTTCTTCCGCAAGGCGTTGGGTCAACGGGAGGCTTCCCATGCCTGCAAAATGGACACCCGTCCACCTTTCCAAAGCAAGGCCCACACACAATGTGACCACATCCAAAAGCCTTAGGTTCTGTCATGCCGTCAAGGCAGACTCCACAATCATCAGTGGCCATGAGAATTTTTCAAAGTGATGATACCAGTTTTCTGAAAGAAATTATATCGAAAATTGAGAATTGACAATGTGTTCTGCACCCACCCTTCTTGCTCCCCCTAACCTAATAAATGTCAAAAGACCTTTCCTCACTCTTTCCAGAGTCTCATCAAGACCACATTCGCTCAGATCTTTTTCCATCTGAAGTTCCACCTGAGGAACCCAGACGACCTTTAACCTACACCTCACCAAAGAAGTCTCCCAGAATGTCAAGAGCAAAGGCTCGGCGAATGGAAGCCATGCGGAAAAAGTACGTCTCTCGATCCTCAAAGCCATCCAAAGACATAAGCGTGGCCGATGAACCTCAACCTTCTTCAACCTCTCCTCGCGAGTTGATTCCATCTGATCCTTCATCCCCTCCATCCGCTTCCTCTGATCCTATTCCCCTTCCAACCTTAGCACCAGACTCTCGTTCTCCTCCGTCTGAATCAGACTCTCGTTCTCCTCCGTCTGAATCAGACTCATTGTTGTGTGATCGCCATGAGCCACCCTTGGAATCTAAAAAAGAAGGACCTCTGAAGATTGAAATTTCCAAGGGAGGCATCAATCCTGCCTTTTCCTTTCTTTCCTCTGATGATGGGGCCATGGACCGTCCAGGATGGATGGATGTGGATGAGTTTTTGCTCGACACCCTTGACGACCCCACACGTAACCTCACAATTGTAGACAATGTGGAGAGGGGCCCCTTTGGGTCGGGTATTATTGACGCCCTCTACATTATTGACCGTGGGGTCTACTGGGAAGCCATCACAAAGGGGTTCTCAGAAGTCAACTTGGCAAAGGAAACCCGGAATCCACGGGTGAATGGCTACGGGTTTGAGTTGGTGATTCGCACGAGGAAGGGTGAGGGTGAAGAAAAATGTCCAGGGTGGGTGATTCAAACTTGTGCCGATTTGCTACGCTTTCAAGCGTCGGATGGAAACTTAAAACTTGGTGACATCATTCAAGTCTCTCCAGACCTCATTGGAAACGACTTTTCTCATTTAACTTTTACCCGAGATGCAAAGTGGGGATCCAAACTAAAGACGTCGTTTGGCACCCTTTCCTTTTATCAAGTCGTGCCTCTCAAAGAAGGTGAAGCCGAGATTGGCGAGAAGATTGGCACGGATCGCTTCATCAAATCCATCTTCTTTGGCCGAGTCCCCGTGACGGACTTGGCGAGGCCCTCCTTCCGTGATCACGTTCTGTGGGCACATTTTATGGATGAGATTTCATTGATGCCCGTTCCCGTAAAGGGAATGAAGGTGGTCTGCCAAGGCACGGACCTCACCATTTCAATTCCCAACACCCCATCTCTCGTTTTCAATTTACTGCTCAACCTCTTTCACGACTCACCCATGACTTGGGAGGATGGGAAAGGGGACGTAAAGACGAAGTGTGTTTGGTTGCGCATGCACGAAATTGGATCGCACGGTGACTCGAAAGACTCCAATGAGCACGAGGTCTTTGTGTCGTCCGAGGGCATGATGACCCTCTACTCCCTTTTCGAATCCTCACCATCTTCCTTCCGCCTCGGCCTTGGGTCCTTTCCTCTCTCGATTGTCATTGAAAAGGAACCAAAGTTGACTCTCATCATTGAGGATATTGTCACCCTTTAAAATAAAAATGTCTTCAGATTTTATTCATCAGTTTAGAGGAAGACTTCCTCCCGAGGTTGGCGCAAAGGTTTTGGAAATGGCCGGCGCTGTCCATCCAAAAGAGGATCAGGCCAAACTAAAGCACCTCACAGAAGCTCTGAGAAGGGAAGGACCTTTGCCTCAAGTGGCCTTACCTCGAGCAAAGTACATGCAGATTGAAAATGAAATTGCGAGGGGGAGACCTTGTGCATTTTTTGATTTTGAAAAGGTGTCTGATGCCAAACGCCAAGCATGTGTGATTAAATTTTGGAGATGCATGGATGAGTTTGTGCGATTGCACGGTACCTCACTTGACTTTGATCCTCATGAGTTTACCTTAGCAACGACCTATGGTCATTTTTCTTATTCAGCCGAGGAAGGATCTGGCGAATTCGAACTGAAGGGAACATTGCCTCAGGACCAAACCCGGCTCGCCTATTTCGAACGCCAAGGGAAGCGAGTGAGTCAGACTGCGGCCTACGCGGCAAGTTTTCATGAAAATTTTGATGGACCTCAAACGGAAAGGGATGGTGACGACTTCACCTCAACCTTAGTGATTGAAGATGCAGTGCTTGTAAAGGCGTCGGCCTATGACAAAAAAGTCCAGTCTCCGTTTCTCTTGTGCCTTCTTGCAGGAGTCGAAAAGGCAAAGCTCAGTTTTGGTCAGATACATCTCCGCATTGACATGGCAAAGAGGGAGTGCATTTTAGTTTCAGATGAATAATCTTTGGATCTTTAGAAATAATATCAAATTCCCACATCTTATTTTCCTTTTCTTAAGTCCATGGCGCTTGTTGCACACCACTCACCTACCCAAGCACTGAAGGAGTTTTGCAAGGCACTCTCCACCTTTGATCTTAACACCCTTACCAAGCACACGTCGATCACTAAAGACTCTTACTACACCACATGTTCTTGTGGTTTCCCTGAGGAGGTATCCCTCATTTCCTTCATCTCATCTGGAGGTGGAACCCTTGAAGCATTCGATTGGCTTCTCACCACGGACATTTTGACTCTTGAGGAATGGGTTTCAATCCTCGCTGACCTTTTCACTGTTTCGGGATGTTACATTGGAACTTGTGATGGGGAGACTTTCGACATTCGCATCTGGACGCTTTGGGATCACCTAAAGACAACTCCCGAAGGACGAAAGGCCATGGTCGACTTTCGCGATAAGGACTATGCAACGACTCTTCTCCATCAGGTCTACTATGGTCATACGAATGACGAGACTATGTTTTTTTGGGGAGATTTTCTGATTTCGATTGGTCTTGACCCCTTCATCCCCTCGACCGAAGGCCAGTTGGCCTTTCACCTTTTTTGTGAAACCCTTGATGTGAAGAAGGTCGTTGCCTTTCAAGATCGCTTTTCTGCAGAGGCCCTCTCTTCCGTCTACCGTCCCCACGATAAGGACCGGACCTTTCTCATGCACCTTCTCTACGCCTTTCGTCATGAGAAGCGACCTGAGACCATTGACAAGTTTAAGGTTATCTTTGGCATCCTGATGGCAAAGGATCCTGACATTTCCGTGGTTGACGCAGACGGACGCAACTTGGCAGACTACTTTGTTACCTACAAGTGGGAGGGGGTTCTTAACCCTCTTTCTCTTGAGCCAACTGGAAAGCCCAGGAAGACAAACCATATCTTCTCCCACATCCATTCACATCCCGTCATCCAGTGGCTCTATCGCCATCGTTACTGTCATGCCTTTGGTTCATGGTTTGTGGCAGAGTTCTCTTCTTACCTGAAGAAGTACGGGCCTCCTCCCATGCGTGAGAGGCAGATTACCCTAGAGGATGGGCGTCAGGTTAAAGTAGAGACTTTGTCGTCTCTCCTCCATTCTTGGGGATACCGTCACTCTTCTTTGAAGGAGATGATTGATTTTAAGTAAGTGGGTTATTCTTCACACAATTCTATGTCTCAGTTGCATCAGTTAGAGAAAAAGAAAGATAAACCTCCACCTTGACAAATTTGTTCCGGGTGAATTGTCCTCTCTTGGATTTCCTCCATGTTGGAAACAAAAACGATTCAAGATTTACTAAAATCATTTTCGGAGCCTTTCTGATCTTCTTCTTTTCATTTGTTTCGCCACACTTGGAGGATCAAGATGACTACGAAAACGTTCGTTGTAACGATTAAACCCTTTTTGTTCCGCCGTCATTGGCTGTTTTATCGTTGACGATCTTCTCCTTACCGGTCTTAGAGCAGAGGGTGCAGGTAGTATTTTTTCCATTAGTATACATTCATCTTCTTTCACACCACACCCCGAAACCCTTCCATAGACGTGTTCCTTTGTTTCTCTGTTAAAATCAACAGACATTTCCCAATCATCTCTTTTTTCTGCAATGTGTCCTTTCCATGTCAACTCCGGACGACACCAATCCAGTTTTTCGTAACCTTTCAAACGGTAAAAGGAGTACGGGTCCTTTAAAGAACACAGAATCACTGAAGATTTTCTCATTTCTGTAGCCTTTGTCTCAATGCTGTCAAGCAATAACTTTCCAACGCCCTTTGCACAAATCAAATCAATGTATAGAAACGTAGGGTGGTCGTTGACAAGTGCAAATCCTAAAATATTTGACCTATCGTCCTTTATATAAAAAATAAAATCCGTGTGACCAATAGCTCTCGGCCCAAATCGATTATGGACTCCCTTACAAAGGAACCCAGTTGCGGCTATGATGTCTTTCAAAAGTCCACTTGCTCTAGATAACTCTGTTATCTCGCCTTTTGTTAAGATTTCCACACCATTCATTTATTATAATACATAATTTTTGACTCCATCAGATGCGTCTCATTGCTGCATCCAGGGCCGAATCCCGCGTCTCAAAAGCGTCAAGATTGATTCCGTCAATGTCCGCCCTCACTGCCGATCCACCTGCACGAATGACGGCCGAGGATCCCCTCCCACCTCGATCGCCTCTTGACCGATAGACTGAGGGTTCCTTGGGGGCCTTAATCACCATAAAGTCCTTTTTTGGAAGGCCCGGATTGGCTAAGCGATCCTTATCCATGTGTTCTGAGAAATAGGCGTCCTTCACTTCCTTTTCAATCTTTTTGGCGGCATTGTGGGCCGACCGTTGGCGTCCATACCTCCAGTCCCAATACCACCAAGCCTTTGATCCAACCCTGTAACGTGGCAACTCGTTGCTTGCCTTAAAATAATAAATCTTTTCTGTAATCACGTTGGACTTTACCGTGTTGTCCATCACCAAACACTCGTGGCCTGACGTGCACACGTCCATCACCCTGCAAAAATCTTCAAACTTTGAAAACATGCCAAAGAAGAACTTCCAAAGCTTAAACCGGTTGTCAAGAGAAGAGTCCTGGAAGGCAAACACGTAGTCAATGTTGGTTCGTAAGTCAGGCCCCATGTCCATACAGTACTGCATCAGGTTCATGAAGAAAATCTTTACGTGGCGTCCATTCATGAAGAGGTAGCGCATCGGCTCCGACTTCATAATCTTCTTATTGTACATGCAGTCGTCCATGACTACAAAGATGTTGTAGTTGTCACCATCTTCACTGCCAATCTTCTCTTGGTAAGACTGCTTTGAGGAGATGGCATTCTTCAACGCGTCTTCATTGAAATCGCTGTAGCAAAAAGACCCCGGCATGAACTGGCGAAAGGTGCGGAGGGTGTCCGAGGTGGGCGACATGGCCACCCCCGAGTGGAAACGGTGGCGCATTATGTACATGACGTGGTTTAACAAAACCGACTTTCCCGACCCACGGCGTCCAATCACAATGACGACCTTTCCAGGTTTCAACCTGTGGAGGTCATAGGGTAAAATTTGAACCTCTTCCATTTCCTTTGCTTTTTACTTCATAGGACCGAGGATGATGGCAAATGGTTACCAAATTCAGAAAATCAACACACTTTATTTTCATGGAAGACGCAATCAAACACTCATTTCCTGAGTCAAGGGTCACTCTTGTATTGTTGTCTACCATGCGAAAAACACTGTCAAGCTACACTTTCGAAATTTAGGGGGAGGTGGATGGTTATTTCTTTGATAAGCTTGGTGGATCCTTTAAGGAAGTTCTTTCTGCAGAAGCTATTTCGACCTTGAGAGTTTTTTCGAAACCTCTTCTTCATTTCACAAAGCTCAATTCAACAAGCTTGAGTTGTTGCAACCATGTCGCTAAATTTTCATTGAATTTGACCAAGACCTAACTATGGTTGATTTTTTCAATAGAAAAATTTGACCAAGACCTAACTATGGTTGATTTTTTCAATAGAAAAATTTGACCAAGACCTAACTATGGTTGATTTTTTCAATAGAAAAATTTGACCAAACCTCCATTCATAGTTCCTCTTGATAATTTAAATGAAAACCTACGGGTCGATTGATTTGGGAACGGAGAATTTAGGGGTGTGGGTCGGCCAAGCATCTGTGGGTCCTCAAGAAAGTGTGACTTCACATCCAGTCCGTCTTGAGGGTGATGGTGTTTGGACAGTCGATGCAGGAGGAAAGACCTATCAAGCAAAAACCCTTTGGTGGAATCGAGTTGGCCTCCTTGATGACATGCCGATTGTGATTCGGACGGTGAAGAAAAAGACGGGGGCCATTGAGAGGAAAAAGGTAAAGCCACCCATGCAAGATCAAATTGAGTTTGCCATTAAACCTCAGCGCATTCCTGCCGTGGTGGAAACCTTTAAACGTCTTGGGGTTGAAGAAATTTTCATCGAGACTCAGTTGGCCAACCTTCAGTCGATGACGAAGGGAAACACGGCAGGAAACCTTCTCATGAAGGTTTTGTCTCATGCCATTCAAATCTTAATGAGACTCGCCATTCCTGACGTGAACATTACCTTTGTCTCCGGGTCAGGGACGATCCCCCTTTGCGAAGACATTTCTTGGGAAAAGGGATCCACGTGGGAACGGGTGGTGGGAAAGGAAAGGAAGCAACGAGGAACGCCCCTCTCCAAACCCCAAAAGAAACGCTTAGCCATTGACACCATGACCTACATCCTTCAGATGGTTGATTCGGACGCCAAATGCCCTCACCATGTGACTTATAAAACCCAAAAGAAGAAGGACGACATGGCGGACGCCATGCTTCAGGTGTGGGGTTACATGAGGCATCAGGATAAGAGGCCGAAGAATACAAAGAAACGAAAGGAACCAAAGGTTGAGAATGATAAAGCTAAAAATGAAAAAGAGATTCTGAAAGTCTTGAAGAGAAAGCACGTGTCAAAGTCAATGGCGGTCATGAAGGCCGACTTGAAGGAATGGAAATGTACAGGGTATTCATCTTTAAAGAGGGCAGAACTTGAAGATTTTTATTTAAAGGCAAAGGACCATGTCATGAGGGGAAATGGGAGTTTTTCAAAGAAAAAGGACCAAAAGTCAAAGAAGGAGGAGAACGAGAGTCTAATTAAGAAAAAGTCTGAAGAAAAAACCAAATGACATGAGGTGGTCGAGGTGGAGCAAGCAAAACCATCTAAACAACGATCATCAAAGATATGGTCATCCTATTGTCTCATCTCGACCACCTCGCGAAAGTCTTATATAGGGGCCACAGTGGATCCCCACAGACGTTTGCGCCAACACAATGGAGAAATTGTAGGAGGAGCACGAATCACCCGAGGAGGTCGACCTTGGATTCGTGTGTGCCATTTTCACGGGTTTCCCAACGAACGGTGCGCCCTCCAGTTTGAATGGAAGTGGAAGCACCTTTCGACCCATGGATCGAGGCGAAAGAAAAAGGCTCCCACGGCCCCCATCTACCAAACTTGGTCAAAGTCTCTTGGGATGAAGTTGGGTCACTCGGCTCTCAAACGACGCCTCTTAGCCCTTCTTCACCTCGTCCATCTTCCCCAGTACACCAACTCGGCACCTCCGGCAAGGTCAATTCCTCTCACCCTCTTTTGGGAAGATGCTTCTCGCACCCATCTTGGAAAAATCATTGAGGGATTTTTGCCTTCCCATGTAACTATTGCATACGTCTAAGTTGATTCAAAAATACATCTAACGTTTCTTGAATCTTTCTTTCATGGTCATCAACGTGTTCCTCTGCAACCTTGACAAAAATATCGGCAAGCCTTCGCTTCTCTGATCCTTTTTCAAACTTATCTCTTAAGGCTTGAATTTCATAAAGGGTTTCCTGATAATCCATTATCAAAGTGAAGGAGAGAGGACGAGAGTTTATGAAAATCTAATAATAAATGTCCCACATTCCTCCACCACCTGGACCCCCAATGCTTTACAGAGGCGTCACCATGTTGGGAAGACGCGATGAAAATAATCCTTGTTTAGGAACCACGAGTTGCAAAGACGATGTTGTGCGGCGTTACGAAGGGGGACACCTCACTGCAGATGAATTTTGCGTAAGACATGGATGCTCGAAATGCAATGCAAACAAAAAGTGCATAGGAACGACGAGTGCTAACCTTTATCGCTCCACTCGAACAAAGAAAAAATCGAAAAAGAGAAGTCGATCAAGATCGAAATCAAAGCGAAGGGTGAGAAGTAGGTCAAGATCTAAATCAAAAAAGTCAAAGAGAAGAGCTAGATGAAACTATGGTTGATTTTTTATTCAAAAATTTTAAAAAGAACGATCCGAAATAACATCCACTTGAAAATAACTCTTTCCATCCTCCGACTTCATCTTTGTCACCTCTGCCACTTCTGCCCCGGCCATCTTTGCCATGTTGCGAAAGGTCCGCATCGACGTCCGTAAGGTGGCATCGTCAATGTCTGAAACCTTTCCGTCGTCGTCAACTCCAATAAAGTAAGTCGCTTTTCCGAAGCCCTCCCGAAGGCGAAACCGGAGTTGGGTCACAAGTTTTCGAAAGCGTCGGGGAGGCAACTTTGAAATCTTTCGCTTATATTCAGTGTGGCCCACGTCGGATTCTTCGGGAAGGACATTGTCCACCACTTGAAGAGACGGGACGGACATTCCTTCCTCAAGAGAAAAATCTGAAGAGAAGAACCAATCGGTCATTTTATTGTGATTTTCATTCCTTTTAGCTTTCATGACAATTGTGCGCATTTTTCAAAATCTTTCTTTGCTGCCTCATAACCTTTCCCATCTGGACAGTAAAACCGTTCTCGAAAGCCATAGAGAAACCGTCGAAAGTAGACGGAAAGGAGTGCAATGGTTGGAAAGCGTCCTACATGGAAAAGGCGAATGGGGTGATCCTTTTGAAGGCCTTGGATCGGCATTCCACCAAAGGGAATCAACCATCGAGCGACGTCAAGGTGGCCATTCCTACAAGCCAACCTAAATGCAAAGTTTGATTCGGCGTGAATGTCAACAGGTGATTCGATGGACGTTGCATAGGAGACCAACCATCGAGCGACGTCTAGGTGGCCATACAAACAAGCCCACCTAAATGCTTGGTCTAATTGACCTTTTTGCATGCCTCCAAAAAGTCGTTCATGATAATTGTGTCCATTTTTCAAAATCTTTCTTTGCTGCTTCATAACCTTTCCCACCTGTAGAGGAAAAGGAGTGCAATGGTTGGAAAGCGTCTGTCATGGAAAAGGCGAATGGGGGTGATCTCTTGGATAGGCATTCCACCAAAGATGATTTTCGAAGAAAATCCGACCATTGAACAACTCATTCCCACAAGCCCATCAAAATCTTAATGGAACTTCTCTATTTTTTGCTTATCTGAATATTCGGATAAATTACTCTCTCTCTCAAAAATATATAAACTATCCACTCTATTCTTAGTTGGTCATGTCCCAAAGACATTTGCCATGGACCGAGATCTATCAACCCACCTCCCTTGACGATCTCCAGCAAGACTATGCGACTCGGATGAAGACTTTGGTGGATGAGGGGCGTGAACTATCTTACCTTCTCGTTGGTCCACCAGGAATTGGAAAGACAACCACGGCCCTTTGCTTAGCTCACCATTGTTTTCCAGATCCTGAAGAGTTTGAAAAGGCCGTTCGAGTCGTCAATGCCTCGGATGAGCGAAATCCTGCCGACGTCTATAAGGCCTTTGGTGATTTTTGCCGTCATTACATTTCAAAAAAGTCACCCCACAAACGAATCTTCATCCTTGACGAAGCAGACAACATGACAAAGAGGGCTCAAGATGTGTTGGCCACCCTCATGGATGAGTATAAGCGCTCAACGACGGTCATTTTGACAGGCAACCACCCCGAAAAGATGGAGCCTTTGCTGAAGTCACGATGCTTAGTTCTCTATTGTAAGTTTCCTTCCCTCGATCAGCAAAAGGCCTATCTTCAAAACATTTGCAAGAAGGAAGGGTTAGATTACAACGATACGGCCCTCCAAAAGATTGTCGAGTTTGCTCGCCAAGATTTGCGGCAAGCAACCAATCTCCTTCAGTCAGTCGCTCGCACCAATGCAAACCAAATCACAGTGGAAGGCATCTCGGCCGCATGCGATGACACAGCGTCGGACCTCATTGAGGATTGGATCACTGAGTGTTATCGCCGAGGCCATAAGCCAGGGTGTGGGTTGGATGCTCTTCAAGAAATTTTAGATCGTGGCTTTATGGCCTCGGATATTTGGGCTTCTTTAGTATTTATTTTGCTCCACTCCATGCCGGCCCGTATGAAACCAAAGGTTGGAGTGGCCTTTATCACTTACCTCACGAATGTTGCCTTAGAGATGGGTGCATTTGACATGACGGAAATTCAGCTAAAGGCGGTGTCTCTTCGCCTGTCTCATCTTGGTGCAACTATAAAATAATTACTCACCAAGTTTTCTTGGCTTATCGGTCCACCGTCCTCCCCAATTCTTAAACAGCCGAGTTTGTAGTCTCAAACACTCTAAGGTCTGAGACATATAAGGTTTATCAAGTTGAAGAGTTACATTCATAAAATCACTCATGTGGAAAGAATGACCTTGACTTCTTCTAATTGCAGTCTCGTTTTTCCGATCACGTATCGATAGACCATCCAAATTTTCATCCAAAACAATCAGATCATATCTCCCATCTTTTTGCAAAATTCCCTTCAGTTTTAAGGTGACACGCCCCCGGTTTTTAAGTTTCCGCAGAACACGATAATCGTTTGCAGCCACATCATCAAAATAAAAAAGAGTAAAGTCATAGATGGACTCCACTTGATCTTTTCTTTCATTCAACAACCGCAGACGAAGTTGAAGAAACACGGATGCAACAAAAGCCTTCCATGGAAGATCAATCATGTTTTTTTCTTTACATACCAAGCATGTGGGTACTTTTTTACATTTCTTCTCGATGGCACTCTGAAAATCATCAGTAATCCAACCCTTGTAATCCCAAACCATCTGCACCATATAATCACGTTTAGGAGGTTTAATTTGAACATAGGATACAGTTGAGAGAGCAGTTGAGGGTAAGAGAGGAAAATCAAAGCCTCGGTAAGTTTCCCAATAAATGCTATCAACTAGTTTTTCATTTGATAGCATTTATCATAAATGAGAAAAAATCCTTGTTGTTGCGGACCTTAATTGTTTCTTAAACTTTCTCATCTTGGTGCAACAGTGAAATAATCATGTATACCAATAAATGATCAATGTTGCCTTGTTTATCCCCATTTTCTATTTTCATATGAACGAACTTGCAATGCCGATTTGGCATAATGGTGAGAAAATTAATGTCCCAGTGTACACTCTATACAAAGAAACTGAAGACTTTCACGAAATTGTTGTGGTGTTATTGTTTGACAACAATCCACCCTATAAAGTATTGGGGTGCATTCCTCAAGGTGGACACACTGGTGACATTGAACATGTCCGCATCCTTGTTTCAAAGGAAACACATGAAATTGTGCGTATTTTTTACAGTGCGCATGGGCAAGAGGAGGGCAGTTGGATTGAATCAAAGAACATTGAATTTGAGAACGGTCGCCCTGTGGTGTTTGTTGCAAAAAATTCCCACGCGCTCTACTGGGCGCCTGGCACCTATTTCCGCGTTTGGTTTCTTGCAAATGATCACTGTGGGAGGCACCAGCGGTGGGACCCTCCCCACGTGCAGCTCACACTGACCGAGCCGTGGCTGAGAAGCCGGTTTTATGGGGTTTCTGCTTTGTGGGACCGCAACTGGTTCCACGCCCGGTTGCCCTTCCGACAAAAAGGTTGGAAAGACCGGGTGAAGAAAATTTTTAGGTTTTCTTAGAACTCTATGATTTTCACTTAATTTTTGTCGCCTACGGCTTGTCACTTCAGGTACAAAAACTTTTGAATTCAACTCTAACAATTTATTTATCAAAATGTGTTTAGCGAGAGCGGTGACGGCGAGAGCGGGAACGGGACTTTGAGCGCGACTTCACACGGTGGGAGTGGTGAGAGACGCGGCCTCCGCGCTTCAACATGTTGTAGCGGGCCTTAATCCTCTCGTAGGCGGCGGTGCCTTTTGCGGGGAGCTTACGGAAGTTTCCCTTCACGAGGTAACCCTCAGCCTGGGCGGCCTTTGTCCAGAGAGCGAGGCCACCAGTCTTTGCCTGGTGAGACTTCTTCGCGGACACAAGAACACCCTGTTTGTTCTTCTTTAAGTGAAGGCATTCCTTCGACCTCGACCGAGATTTGCAAGCCTTACGGCGTTCAGCATGGAGGGCACGAGTAGATAAGCGAACCATTTTTAATTGTACACAATATAATATTTTAGTCAGATCGAAGAATTTCCAAGTGTTCATCAACCTTTGCGTGGATGAGTCGAATGGTTTCGGCTTCTTCACCCTCGATTGACCTTTCAAATGACTTCCTCCACCCATCAATCTTTTTGGAAATGTGGTGAGTGACTAGGTCTGGAGTGAGGAGGGGAATTCCTTCATCCTTAACACTCGTCAGACCTTCAGAGGTTGGAAGGATGCCGAGAGTGTAGGTGCAAAGGGATCGAGGTCCGGCAGATCTTAAATCCCAAGAGTCCGTCCTTCTCCAATAATAACCAAACGTCTTGAGGGAAAATCCACCAAGCAAAAACCAAAGAAGGATATCAGTAGGGCTCAGAGTAGAAGTTGTATGAAAGGAATGGGGAAGGGTGATGGTCTTCGTAAAGGTTGATGTCATGTGTGGATCCGTCTCATCCAAATCACAAATCTCCATGGCAACTTTCAGGGTATCCTTTCGAATCTCGACATGAAGACGAGGAAGAAACCCATGGACCATCAAATTTTGGATCCTTTCGTTTTGTTCACTATCAAGTTTCACAGGCACATTCATCACTTGGCCTTCATGAGTCAGGGTTGCCATAAGGTAAGGTTGGGAAGAATCAAATCCTTCGAACCATGCCTCGAGTTTTTCGACCAAGTCCTCCTGATAAAAGGATGGATCTGTTACCCTTTCCACAAAGGAACTTACGACATCTTCTTCCAACCCGTCTTCTTGGTAGGGACCATCAAGACGATACATCCACTGTCCGGGTTTACACATGTGATTTCCCGGCGCAACTCCTCCTCCACAAAAAGTTCCTCTGGAATTCTCCCGCTTCCAAGAGGTGTCGTAGTTGTGTGGAAACACCCATTTATGATGGCGATCAACATAGGTACGTCGAACCAGATTGAATCCAGCACGACATGGAGAAAGTTGTGATCCTTTGAATAACGATGCCTTTCCTTGGAGCATGTTACCAAGTTCTTTGGTCAATGTCACAAAATTTGCATGGCCCATAACCGTTCGAAGGTGACCCATGGATTCATCGATTAAAAGACGACGATGGTGAAGGGCTTTTCTTTCGGATCGTTCTCTCCTATCTGCCAAGTCTGCCGGTTCGACATGGCAAAGGAGAGAGGGAAGATGGGCCAGAGAAGGAGATGACAAAGCTTCTTTCATCTCAAGTCGCGAGACATCTAAGCCTTCCAAAATCCTTTCATGAAAAGGGTTTGGATCGACCAGAACCATCAAGCCTTGGAGGTAGGTAGTCACTACTTGAAGGATGGTTGGATGGCAAACCTTTTTGCCAGTGACATAGCCAATGAGATTGGATGGGTCATCAGTTAATCGAGCCAAAATCTCAGATGGCTTGGCAGATCCCACCAAGGCAAATCCAGTCACATGGGGTGATTTGCCCACAGTCAACCAAAGGCCGTAGAGTTCTCCAATAAACTCGTGCACCTTTTCAGGTTTGTCGACCAACAATCCAGCTTCTTGGTGGTAGAGAATTTGGGAGATGACCTTATACAAACCTTCGTGTCGAAATGCCGACATGGAAGAGGTTACCAAGGAAAAGGACGATGAAAAGGATTCACCAAGTCGGCGAAGACGATCTTCAATTTCAATCGATTTCCTCAACGATGTCTCATGAGTTTCGCGCAAAATGAGATCGAGACGTTTCCCTTGGTGAATTTGTTCCATGATGCCGAGTTCCAATCGAAATCCTTGGGAATCCATCATTTCCTCCAATCGATCAAACCGGTAATGCATCTGAAGACCGAGAGTGCGAATCTCCTTAATGACCGTCTCAAACCCTTCCATCAACAATTCACCAATTGCCCCCAAGGCTTCGCCCATTCCTCCCCCACCGCCATCCATTAAGGAAGTCATCAGGGTGAGACCACCAGAAAGAAGGGATAAGGCCGAAGTAAACTTCATGAGGGATCCGGCCTTAGATAGGGCCGAAAATGTTTCAAGAGATGCTGCAAGGTTGGCCAAGTTGGCACCAATGGTTGCTCCAATGGCCATCTTTTCATTTCCGGCCTTTGCAAATCCAATGTGAAGTTCAGACAGGGAGGATCCAATAGACCCAAGAATCTTGACTTTGGTCTTTGGATCTAAGGCCTTGTCTTTGACTGTCTTATTGAGGTCATTGGCTTGGTCGTGGAACTCGGTCATGAGTTATTGCGTTGTGAAAAAAGTAAAATGTGCCAAAGGAAATATCTGCCCATCAATAAAAATGCAATCCAGTTCATTTGAAAATAGGTCTGGAACCCTTCTTGACTTTCCAATGAAACCAACCGAACGCGTCGGAATCAAGGAATATCCCGTGGAAACTGCGCTTCGCATGGGTGTTCCAATCTCTACGACAGCCCTATTGATGGGGTCCCAACAGTATACTCTTCCAGCTCAAAGTGCTTTACTCAATAAGGATGCAGTGTGGCCAAGTGGACAATACACCGTCAGGACTTCCTCGCTCCCCATAGGAAACAAAGTGGCGACCTCTACCCAGAATGGAGGTGTCCTCCCTCAGATGGCCCGAATGTGGGGTGCTCCCGCAACGACGGGGCCGGTCCTCCTTGAACCCCGTGCTTACGTGGCAGACGGCGATAAGGTCTTTCGAAAGCCTTACATGACCCCCGGCGAGGCAAAGAGGGATTCCACCTCGGGACGTGTGCAAGAGTCAGTGGAGAAAACAGTGAGGCAGACCCGGAATGGACTCGCCGAAATGTCTGCCCGGTACGGAACTCAAATGTTGCCCGGAGGCCATTCGTTTGGTGACCAAGGTGGGTTCCTTCACCATCAAGCAAAGGCGGCTCAGGCTGAAGAAAAGGCAAAGGCCGAGTACCTTGGGTCTTTTGCGGCTCAGTACAAGGGTGAAGCATCAAAGGGAGGACGTCCCAACTTTTCGGCGGAGCAACGGATGGGAGCCGAAGCCTATGGTGCTCAGGCTCGAAAGGACTACATGTCCACAACACCCTATGCCAACGACGGCCGGGGAATCGTCATGACCACTGGTCCTCCCGTGCCTCCCACGACTTCTTCTTATGGTGTGGGTGCACCACGCCAAACCACTGCCGTCAACCCTGCGTCTGCCCAAGACCCCGCTTATGCCTACGCCGATCGAAACCCCTATGGAGGCTACAAAGTTCAAGCCGCACCTGCCCCACCTGGCCTCTTCCATCCCTTTGACATGTCTCATCAATCCCTTTCATCTTACACGGCACCCACTCGCCCTTCAGCATGCACGGCAACCAATTTCCATCCCCCCACAACCCAGTATCACACATCCCATTTAAAAAAAAACCACTTTTAGGAAACTTAGTACAAGAAGAGAAGAAGGCCTTTGATGATTTAGTCAAGTCGATCAAAACAACAACCAACCCAACAAAAAAAGAAGAACCTGATGCAAAGTGTGGATCGGCAAAGGTGATTACGAATGAAGGTGCCAAAACGTTCTTCAAGTCTTTAAGTACCTTTTTCAAAACCATGTTTGAGTGTCTTGTGCTTTCCTTTAAGGGGTGGGCAAATGACGGTTATTCCTTTTCGGCTTTGGGGATGAACTCTCGATGGGCCTACATGCTCGTGGCGCTCATTCTCGTGGTGTTTATAATCATGATTATCATTGTTTTGGGAGTAAAGGCAAAGGAGAACCGTCAATTGACCCCAAAGACGGTCGAACGCTTCGCTCCATCCCCTTCGTCCTCTCAGCCCATCATTCGAAGGGAAACCATCATTGAGGAAGTCCCAGGCATGTCTCTTGGTTTCCAAGGATTCAATACAGGAAATGCCTACTCTGGGTAAAACTACAGATAATTGAAGAACTTACAATAAATGTGTGTCTCTTGAACATTCTCACATCGGTGGGTGATCAGTGTCCATTTCAAGTTGTGATATGTGACACTGAAAAACCCGACAATCCCATCATCTATGCCAATGTGCACTTTTGTAAAGAGTTTGAGGTAAGCCCTTCTGAGGTGATTGGTATGTCCTTTATGCTTGTACGTGGATCCCTCACCTCGAATCAACTTCGCCTGCGGAAACCGTTTTATAAAGATATTGTTAACTATCGTCTTCTTTCTCAATCTTCATTTTTGAATCGTATTATTGTTTTACCCTTCAATGATCGCTTATCTCTCGGCATCCAAATCACTCTTTATAAACCAAAGGGATTTCCCCACTCTTCCAAAACTATTGGAGACAAAATTTTCAATGCCCTTCACCTCATCACCTTGGCAAAAGAGTTGGGAGATGAAGGAAAGGATATGATTCGAAAAAAGATTACATTTATTCGCGAGTTTGTCTATGCTGAATAGTAAGAGAATAATCTTAATACTGTAAGGCTGTGAAAAATAAAACAAAAATGAAACCTCTCATTCACAACTTTTCATCCACCACCTTAACAAAGGCTTTCATTCTTAATGCCATTTCTTTAGCCCTCATTACGGGGGTGACCACGGCTCTCACCATTGCCATTGACGATGCTTATAAGGAGAAAAAGAAGAAGCTCTCCGTGTGGGCAAAGCTGGGGATTGCCATGGGGATTGCCTCGGTGTCGGCCGCCGTTGTCTATGTACTACTCTATTTTATTTTTGGCTTTGGTCGGGGGATGTTGGCATCTCCTCCGTGTCCGAAACTCCCGTGCTCCTCCGTTTCTTACCCATCAACCCATCAAGTTTCACAACCCCATCCTCCAACAAATTCCTCGACTTCATCCACAGGTTAGGCAACAACACTTCATTGTAAAATCGATCCATGCAGGGATATAAGCGTTTTTCATAATACTCCTTATCAAAAGCGTAGCGTTTCACTACAAGTCGGTTTTGAATTGTGTCTAAATCACTCACAATATACATAACATAGTCACACCATTGAAGACCGAGAAGGCCCATTGATCCCTGGATTTGATCCCGGTGGGCATCAGGTAAGGCTAAAGTCTCGTAATCCACGTCAGCCTTTGGCCTAAACAGGGCCTTAATTTCTAAGAGGCCTCGCGAACCATCTCTAAGAGTCACAATACCATCTGGAGATGCACCAAAGCGAGGATCGCTTTCCGAAACCCAAAGCCCACACGTCTCAACCTTTGCTTCGGGGTCTTCCTTTTTGATGTATGTCTCATAGGCCTTTCGAGTGATTGGTTCGGCTTTGCGGCCAAAGGCCATGGCCGGATTATCTTCCAAGGTTTCGCCGTGGACAATGCGCCTAAGCACAGTCTTTGCACTGGCACCAAAACGTCCATGGCCCATGATTGCCGCGAGAGACCCCATGGTGATGATGCCACATTGGTTTTCTTTGGTGTAGGTGTGGAGGTCCCTCCACTCTTTCGAATCTTGACAAATCCCCCGAACCCTTTTGCATTCTTCACTTGTCCATCGTTTTTGTAAGGATGCTTGAAAGAGACGAAGTGAGGTCATTTTACTAAAACCTCCCTAAGAATAAATGTCAAGTGTGAATTCAACAAAGATGTCCCAACTGTGGGCATCGGCAAAGACCAAAGGACAACAAGGTGCGAGTTCACTCAAACAATCCTGGGCATCTACGGGAGATTCTCACATTCCAAAGTCTGCCATTATCATTTTAGCAATCTGTTTAATTGGAGCCTTCATCTGGATTCTTGTTTACTTTATTCACTTAGAAGAGGGAAAGAAAGAAGGAAAAGAAGAGAAAACCTCTGGAAAGGGCGAATGTTCCGACGCATGTGCGGAAGATGTTAGAAGCATAATGAAGGAAGGGGTGTTAGGTCCTGTGATTCTCGGATTTGCAGGTATCTTTGTTGCTTGGTTGATTGTGAAGAAGCAACGTGATAAGTACGCCCAGCAACACATTTTCCGAAGGGCGGGATTGGCAACTTCAAAAACCTTCCATGTTTCCTATGAAAGAAAAAAGATTTCAAAATCGGCCTTCCTCGCGATTGCTTTTGTTGTGTGGATTGTGGTCGTTGTTGGAATTTACCTCGCCGTGACTTACGTTCCTTTGAAGGCCTTTAAGAAGTCTCTCTATAAGCAGTACACAACGGGATCGGCGTGTAAGGCTGCAAAAAAGAAGTGGTGTAAGAATGCGGCCCCGAATTCAAAGATTGTCATTGGCGTATCTACTGCAGGTATGTTAGCCATTCTCATTGCTTCATTCTTTATGTTCCGCACAAAGTTGACTCCTGAGCAGGCAATGATGAGAGATCAATGTGAGCGCGTTGCGATGCAAATTGAGCAGAGTCTGAAAGCAAATCCTTCCATAGCGTCCGGTGCCACCTTGGAGGAATACTGGGATGAAAATTATGAGCATGGTGAAGGTGTCTCTTTTGAACAGGCCTCTGGTGAACCCATTGCATGTGGACCTATTCTAACCGAACTGAAGAAAACTTGGAGAATGGCACAGTCTAAACAGACCTATGTGGGAAAACGGAACATTGCCGCTGGAGGTGGCGCGGGCTTTGTGAGACCAAAGAGCGGAGAAGCTGCATTTTCTCAAGTCTATTCCCAAAAGATGTTGGCAAAGCAGAGAAAAATGCAGGCCCAAAAGCTTGCGCAGGCTCAGGCCGCATTGCAGGCCAAACAATCTCGCCAAACAATAACTTCCGAAGCCCAGTCTCATGCTCAGGCAATGCAGAGCTTAAAGTCTCAAATGGCTTCAGTTGGTCAAGCATCATCAACAACTGCAACGCCTATTTCTCCTCGACCTCCTCCTTTTGCTCCCCAATCCCCACCCGAAACTTTTAGTCTTTCTGAAGGTTCAGTCGTAGATGGCCAAGCAGTTCCAACCGCACCACCTATGCCGCCACCCAATTCTCCAGTGGCTGGACAAAATATCAGATATTGATTTAATACATAATTTATTCATCTTTAGCACTACCTTCAGTACTATCTTTCGTATCATCAAAGTAGAGGCGAAAGGCATCCGATTCCCTTTCCCGATCTTGAATGTTGATGCACTCACCAAAGACCTTTGGGGTTGCAATCACCTTTACCCGTTTTTGACCTCGTGAGAGGGCCGTATACAAAAGGGTTCGAGTGGTGTGACGATGCCGCCGGAAAAGAGTACAAATCACAAAAGGAACTTCGGACCCTTGGGACTTATGGACCGTGATGCAGTAAGCCAAGGTGAGGCGGACCGTGTCCGTCTTTAGGAGAACCTGGCGATTGTCCTCAAGCATGATACGCACCGTATCTGATCGAGGCATGTCCACGACCCATCCAATGTCTCCATTCACCACACCAAACTGTTGGGCATTGTCACACACCATGACCTTATCGTAGAGGTAAGCCCGTTCATCACGTCCGAGGCGGATAAATGCATCTGAATGACGGTCCGTCTGAACCACATCTTGCACCCACTCGTTAATCTCCTTTCGCTTTGCATTGGTGTCCGTCATGAGCTGAAGACTGTACATGTGGGTTGGAAACCGGCGAGCCTTTTCATCCTTTTCCTTTCGAAGGGCGGACCACACGTGCTTCATCACCTCCTCCTTAATGCGAGGTGTCTCTCGAATTTCAAAGACTCCCTCCACCTGCTTAAACTCACCTTGGTCAATCTTCACAAAGGGATCCCGTCGCTCAGTGTCTTCAACCCCTCGCCTCACTCGATCAGACCGAATCTTTCGTGCATTGTGGTAGATGGCGTAGGAAGATTCGTCGACCCGTTGGCACCCCTTTAAGGTAATAACAGACCCGCCATTGGTTCCTTCCTCATAGCCTTCAGACTCCTTAATAATTTGAATCGTGTCGTGAAACACGTCACCCGGTCCAATGGGGGAAAGTTGAGACCCGTCACCGACAAAGACGATGCGATCGATAAAGGGTGTGGAAGGATCCACCTTTTCCGATCGTGATTTTCGGACAAGGTCTTCCAAGGCAGCAATGCACTTTGTGTGTCTCAAGGTCACCATGGACATTTCGTCAATGACAAGAATGGGTCGAAAGGATGATAAGACTTCTTCTTCCATGCCGAGACCTCCACCCACTCGACACAAAAAGGAATCAATCGTCGACGCAGGCCATCCCGTCTTTGTCGTAAAAACTCGGGCGGCCTTTCCCGTGGGCGCTAAACAAATCAAGTTCTTTCCGACATCACCCATGTCTTTTTCTCGCAACCTCAAACCACGCAACACTTGAAGGACGGCCTTTAGTGTGGTCGTCTTTCCCGACCCTGCATCCCCAATCACGGCCAACAACGGGTGACGTGCCGCAGCAAAAACCACTGACCGTTGTTCCTCGGTGAGGGTTAAGCCTTCGTCTTCTTCAAAGGTGGAGAGTAACCCCTCAACTAAAGAGTCTTCGACCTCATCAACGGGACGTTTCATCGTCTTTGTCAAAAACTGGAGGTAGGCCTGTTGAGCCTTCCAAGTCACTCGACGGTAGATGCGAGCTTCACGCCCCGAACGATCCACCATGAAGGTTTCACGCACATCGCCAATGATGCGAGTGGTTGTGGCTTTTGACACGTCTTCTTCGGACTCTTGGTTTTCCATCTTTGAGATGCGAGTCGGAACGATAATGGTGAGGGGGCCCGGATAATCCTCAGGAGGATTCCACTCACCATTCAAAATCTTCAAGGCCGTCTCTCTTGACAACCCACGCATCACAGACAACACAAACTCGTAGGTGGCAAAGCAATTCCCAATCTCTTCTTCTTCCCTCAGGACACCTGCCATCTTACGAATGATGTGGTAAGGGTGAGACTCATCCATGTCGATGCGAGACGCCAAGTCAACACACACACGGAGAGGGTAGGATCGAGGTAAGACGTCGTGGAGGGAAAATGGGTCCTCCTTAATAATATCTAAAATCTTTCGCGAGAGGACGGGGTTCACAAGTAAAATGTTTTGAAGCACATGCAAAGACTCGTCCGTATCCGAAAGGCGAAGGTGGGACTTTAGTTCATCCACATGGTTCTGCACATTCAACATGTCATACCACCGCGCCCACACTTCGTTGAGGGCAACCTCCCTCTCGTCTCTGGGTTCCTTTGTCGACTTTTTTGTCTTAAAGACGACTCGCTTCGCTTCCTTTCGGACCCCCGTCTTTTCCCACTCTAAAAAGGCCGCCGCCGTCTGAAAGGTGTTGAGGATGGTGTTGGCCGCTAAGCCATAAGTCTCAAACAATTTTTTGACTTCCAGCTTTGCTCTTGGCATTTGAAGATTGAGGATGCGAAAGAGGGGTCCGAAGCCTGGGTCGGGGTCTTCGCCGTCTTTGGTTTCATCGTCATCTTCATCCCACACTTGGGTCGAGGTGGGCACAATCTTACAAGACTGGCCATAGCGCCGATCAGGCACCACAGACACAAAACATGCCAAGTCGTCACCGACTTCGGGTTTGACCTCGTAGGAATCATTGGTGAGGGTGACGGCCATTCCCCTCTGATCCATCACCGTGATGATGTACTTCTTTGGGGTCACGTTGGACACTGAACACCGAGGAAGGTAGGCGTAAAAGGAGACGGTGAACATTTTCTTCATGACTTCCGACTGCTTTCCCCTCCATTTGGTGGTTTGGCCTTCAATGGAGTCAAGGATGGGACGGTAGGACGTCCACCGTTTCACAGAGGAACTCATATTGCTTTCTTAAGAGAGTGATAGTTTTGATGAGAAAATTTGAATTCATTTTAAACGATTAGGGGAAGAATAATAAGTCGCGAATTTTAAAAGGGTAATCAAGAACGAGAGGATGGCCTTTCTCATCTTGAGGAATTGCCCTTATGATTTTGAGGATGGATTCGGAAGGTTCACTTCCACCACACCCACAAGTGAAACCATAACGGGATGGCATTTCGTGACAGTGACCATAGCGTACTGAGACAATCTCCCCTTTTTTTATGGGTTGAAGAGCAACGAGGGAAAGGATTCCCGAAGCAACTCCGTAATCTGCGTTTGGTCTGCATGAGTGGGAGGCCATGCCAATGATGGCCGAGATGCCGATGGATGTGCGAAGAGAGATTCCATTGGTCATCACCTTTTTTACCCTTTCTCTTTGAAGGGATGAGATGCAGGAAAGGTCGTCCATATCTGCTTGGTCAATTCCCATCAAGTCATCGAGAAAAGGAACCTTTGATGCAATCAGGTCTGCATTCAGCCCAACTAAAATGGGAGACAACGGCCCACGTGCGGCTTTAAGAAGGGTGATGGTTTCTTTGGCAATCACTTCCCCCGGCACAAAACCCCGTTGAGCACAAAGGTGACGTCCCAACTCTTTTGATGTGCAAAGATCTAAGGAACCAACCTCCTTGATTGCTTTTTGAATATTCATTGCGCCCTACCAAAGATAGTGATAGGAAAACCATGCGGGAGAAAACCGTTTGGAAATGCAAAGTTTTCCGTCTGCACATCGCATGCCTCCGTGCCGGGATCGGTAATTGGCCCTTCGGTCCCGATCTCCATGGTTTTTGTGGGCCCAAAGTTGGCCACCCTTTGCCTTTGGCACCCAATCCTTATAGTGTTGATAGTCTCGATGGCCGAATTGGACGGTGCGCCGTCGGCCAGTGGAAGGATCCGTAAAAACGGCTTTGTACTTATGGTCACCATTTCCTCGGAAAAATCGAATATCTTTCGGTAAAGCGGGAGGCATACTTTATTGGTGAATGAGTAAAATGCTAAAAGCAAAGGCATTGATCAAGAAGAAAACTGTGATGGAGCGAAATTTAATCAAGAAGGGAAAGGTGAGAGATATTTACCAAGTTGAGGATGACGTCTTAGAACTTGTTCAGACTGATCGCCAATCGGCCTTTGACCGTCACATTTGCCACATTCCAGGAAAGGGAAAAGTCCTCACCGAGGTGTCGGCCCACTGGTTTAAGGAGATTGAGAAACGGGGTATTGTAAAGACCCACTACATCTCTCACCAAGGCAATTGCATGAGGGTGAAAAAGTGCGAGGTGATCCCAGTCGAGGTTGTCGTGCGTGGCATCATAACGGGATCTACATCCACTTCCTTATGGACCCACTACCAAGCAGGCAAACGCACCTACGCGGGAGTCACATTTCCCGACGGCCTTGTGAAGAACCAAATCCTGTCTCACCCCGTCGTCACTCCAACGACCAAAGGTGAAGTCGATGAACCCATTTCTCCAAGTGAAATTGTGGAACGTGGCATTCTGACGTCGGATCAATGGAACACCATTGAAAGGATCGCCCTGAAACTCTTTGGACTTGGATCGTCTTACCTCTCTGAAAGAGGTCTCATCCTCGCTGACACAAAATACGAGTTTGGGTATGATTCGGACGGTGCCCTTTGCCTCATCGACGAAGTCCACACTTGTGATTCCTCGCGTATTTGGGAAGCTTCGTCTTATTTTTCACGCTTCAAGTATGGCCAGGAACCTGAAAAGTTTGATAAGGACTTAATTCGGTCTTACCTCTTAACCCTTTGCAATCCTTATGGCGGTGAACCCCTTCCCCCCATTCCTGAGGAGTTGATTTGGAAGGCCTCACGGGCCTATCGCGATTTTGGTCTCCGAGTCACAAAGACCCTGAACCCTAAAACCTCTCAGCTGATGAAGGGCCTAAAGGAAGCGGCAACTCTTGACCACGGCATGCACACTTATCCCGTTTCTTCTAAGGATCTTTTGGGGATTTGTCATCGGACCCTTTCCTCCCTTTCCACCCATTGGACAGGAGAATGCCAAAAGCAGTTGAGAGATAAAGCCTTGGATGACCTATCTTCGACGGACGAAGGAACGGTCTTAAAGGCGATTGGAACACTTTTGTATTTTTGTCGATCATCTGATTAAACTTCCAAAATCCCCACCAAGGATAGAAAATGTCTAGTGTTAATAAATGTCAAAACGTCCCAGTCGACCATCCTATGATGCCTTAGGAACCATGTTCAAAGCCCCACGACAAAAGTCTAAAACTGTCCTTCTTGACGTTTCCCAGTCCAACGGAAATGGATCTGGGGCCAATGTTGCAATTTGGACCGTGGTGGGTGTCATTCTCATGGTTGCCATTATCGTGATTGTGTGCCTCGCCGTGAGAAATGGGTCTAATGGGTCCAACGGAAAGCATCACTTGAAGCAAAAGGTTCACCACCTCCAGAAGGAACTCCAGGAAGAGAGGAGGGTGTTGGGAGAAGCCGTCGTTGATGATGTGGCGGCTGAGTTGAAGCTTAGTCTGGCGGAAGCAAAGTTGGCCGAGACGACTGCGGCCCTTAGTGCGTGCGTGGCGTCAAAGATTCCCTTTGGCCCTGACCCAGTGATTCCCCCCAATGTGCCTTCCAACGTGCCTTCCAACGGACCCGTGCCTTCCAACGGACCCGTGCCTTCCAACGGACCCGTCCCCACTCACGTTGTTCCGGGCCGCATTGTGCCTCCCACTCCTAGCCCACACAACCCAAACTCCCCTCTCTTTCCCCCATACACCTTTGGCAGAAATCTCGCCCAAACGTCGGGCAACCGTTATCAGACCTGGAAGCCCGAGTTCACGAACCCAGTAAAACCTCTTCAGCCGGGTGAACTTGAGCCCTACGAGGACCTTCTTCACACCTACGACCTTTCGGCCGCCCACTACGCCTTTCCCGACATGGTCGAGTCGACGATTCCCATGGCCTATCCCATGACTCAGGGTAAGGCCTTGAAACCTGCTGGGGCTTCGTTTGGATCAAGGGCCGGTGCTTCTTGTGGAGGTGGCCTTCCCCTCGCTGAACTTGGACCCACGAAACCCACGGCTCAGCTTCAGGGAATGGTGGTCAGTCCGACTGCACCAAGCCAACCACCCAATCAAGACGAAAACCCAACTCACAAAGACGACGATGAGAACGATGATGGCGAAGTTCCCAATGCCGGTATGCATCATGAGGGAGGAAAAACCATCACAGATAAGACGGGAGATGAGGTGAAGGCTTACTTAGCGACAAAGCCAAAGAAGGCCTTAGTGGTCCTTCACGCTGACTGGTGTGGCTATTGCAAAAAGACAATGGAGGCCTTGAAGTCTCCTAAGGTGAATGGTTACGCTGTGTCCCTCGTCGAGTCGAAGCAGATGGGGTCCCTGAAGGATCATGACCCTAAGTCGTTCTCCGCCCCAGGCTTTCCCCACTTTGCCGTGGTGAAGGATGGAAAGGTTGTAAAGACCATGACAGGTCACCGTGAGGCAGGCGACTTACAAAAGGAGGTGATGGCTGCATTGAACTAAATAAAATGATGTTTTCACTTTCACTTTTACTTTTAATAACATGGATGATGCCCCAAAGTTTGTCAAGTGTTTTTACAACTCTGCAAGATCCAAGATGAACGAGTACCTTGGAACAATGACTGAAGGTCAACGGTCATCCCTTTACATGTTTGATCACGACCAATGTTTGTGTGTGGTTTCTCACCTTGGTGAAGCTTTGCCCATGACTCCTGACGAAACCAAATTTCTTCAAGCTGAATGTGAAAAGAAAGAGATCGAAAAGACAAAGCTGAAGAAAGAACTTTCTCGAATTCAAGACGAGTTGAAGAAAATCCAAGAGTAGGTACAAAATTAAAGTCGTTATTTATCCAGGCGCCGGGGACGATTTAACCCAACCCCTCAATCATTTTGACTATGAAAAATTTATTCTTCTTGATTCCATGCCCTCGCATCCCTACTATTTTTGGTGCACTGAGACACCATCTCAATTTTTCAAGTTTTTGAGGCAATGGATGGAGAAGGCAGGAGTCAAAGACATTGTCCATGATCCTCATGCAAAGGCTTTTAAGGGAACTCATCGAAATCGACTCGTCATCTACCTTTACGATGCTGATGTATTTCATTTGGAAAGTCACCCTTCAGCTCTCAAAGAAGTTTCTGAAGCAACGGATCTTTACCTAAAGGGGTTTTGCATTGAGGATGGAAAAGAAAAGGAAATGAAAATCTTTCAGAATTGTTTGAAGGGCATCAAACATCTTCACCTCCCCCTTGACGGATCTTATCTTCCTGCATCTTTTGTTGGGGCACTCTCTAAGAAAATAAAACCGAATCAAGATTGACCTTTACCTCCCCAACCTCATACTCAGAACCATGGGGAGATGAAACTCCATGTTCCTCGTCATATTCGGGGTTGTAGGACATTGATGTTTGCAAACCTTCTAAGGGAGGTTCTCTGCTTCGCATGTGTAACCCCTCAGCCTTTGATTCTTCATCGTTTTTTTCAGGAGACGAGGAAACTGACAGTGGTAAGGGTGGAAGATCTTCTTTGTGGTAATCGGTTGATTTTTTCCCGGGTTTCCAATCTTCCATGTTACCAATGGGAATCATAATGTCGGGGAGGAAGGGATTGTCTCGAGTATGGATGGGTTGATGAGACGGTGAATTGGTCTTTGTGTACTCGTCAATCACCGACATGGGAAGGAGGGGTGTCGTCTCTCGAATCTCATTGAACCACCCAATGATTTTTTCCATCAAGACTGCATGGGGAGTTCGCATCTCCGGATCTCGGTCATACTCTTTTCGTAAGCGACCTGAAATGTCTTGATATTTATCTGACGCTGCCTTGAATTCTTCTGCTTCCTTCTTTGGGTCTAAAAAGGTGACAATGTTTGCCAGTGCACCCACCACCATGACAGTCACTGAGGAAATGCCCCTTAAGATCCTTTGGCCGGTCGATGTCCCGTCATCCTGCCACACGGCTTCAAGTCCAGTCACCCCTGCAAACACAGAGAGAATTAGGGTAGGGACCGTCAACCAAATGAGGGTACGCCTCGCCCGCTGAGAAGCTTTCCAATACATAATGTAGGACCCCCGCGCCTTTTCCATCCATTCTTTCAGGGTCCGGTTTGACTTTCTTGTCCATCCCCTTTGGGGAAGATCCCAATCGGATTTAGCACGGGAGTCTGATTTGTCGTCCATACCCCCCCCTCTCGTTTGACTTTTTCGTTTTTGCTTTGACTCTATTCTTCCCAAATAAAAAAATGTCCTACCAACCCTTAACTCAATTTGTTTTGTCGAATGCTTTGAGACCTTTTTCGTATTTCACACAACTTAGAATGTTACCAGATTTTTTGGCTTTCTTTACCAAGACGACGACGATGGAGTCTGAAGTTCTTCGTTCCCTTTTCATTCTAACCCTCTTTTTTGTCTTTTACTTATTCTTGAGGGGCCATCGATTGACAAAAAAAGAAGAGTAAATATAAATGAATCGAAGAGCATCAAGGTCCACACGGGCCTCTAAATCGTCAAGGGTGTCAAAATCGTCGGGAAAGTCGATTGATGCTGAATTTGATCTCATGTCTAAGACAAGAAGATACACAACCTTGGGTGCATGTGACCGTATTGATTTGCATTCAGAAGTCTTAAAGGAACTCCATGAAATTGGCCAAAAGTCTTCTGAATGGTGTCGAGAACTTGGTGGTTATGTCCGTCTTGACAACATGAAGATTGAATGGGAACGTGGCTTACCTGGAACGGGAAAAGCGTCCTTTGTTCCTTCGGATGCCTCTTTGGCAAAGCGCAATGTCGTCCGTTTTCACTGCCACCCCCTTCGCTCCTTTGAAACCCCTCCGTCTTACCAAGATCTCCTCCAGCTTTGTAAGGACTATGTCCAACATCATGATGGCATCATCGAACATATCATCATTACTCCCGAAGGATTTTATCTCATGTGTATCCCTTCCAAAATTGTCCACCACCTCGACCGTTTCATTGCGGGCCTGTCTCCCCGCTCCCGTGTGTCTGGGATTAAGCGGAAACGTGCCTTTGTGTCATCTCGTCTTTACACAGCCATTGAGCGCTTTTGTAAAAAAATTAAAAAGTATCAAGAATGTGATGAGTTTGATCACACCTGCATTCGTGCATTTATAAAGTCAATGAAGGAGCACTTTGGCCTCCACCTTCAGTACCGGAAGTATGTGAAAAATATGAAGATGAAGATTTGCCGGCTTGGAGGAAATAAGCGATCGGATATTCGAAAGAGATCAAAGTCTATTTAGTTTTCATAACAAATAAAAATGTCAACAAAAGTCATCTCTATTCGAGTCAAAAACTTGAAGAGTGGTCGCAGAGGCTTTGGTTCTTCATTCACGTCCCTGGGAGTACATCAAAGATCATCCTGAAGGGAAAGTTTGGTTGTGCGACGCACCTTGTTGCAGTCATTTTGAACTCCCATCCACAAGCGCTAAGTAGTACTGAAGCAGACGCGTCGTTCGCCCTTGGACACAGGGTCCTTTTTGTTTAATTTCTGCCAAGATGTCAATCAATAAATCCTTATCCATGTCATGTGCCATGAGATGTGAAAACAATTCTTTTGCTTGGATTCCATTTTTTGGATCCCAGTTGGAAGGGTCATCCCCAAGTAATAGGCGAATGGTTGCCATGGCGGCCAACTTTTTGCCCTTTGGTTCCCTTGACGCTACAATGTACCCATGAACCTTTCGCACTGCGTCTTCAAAGGAAAGACTGGCCTTTGTATCCCGCCGAACGGCATCTTCATAGATTCCCCCAAGCGATCCATCATAGGCATGAGTATCTAAAGACAATACATTCATATTTATTCTTTCGATCGAGACTTTGCTCTTGCCCTTGTCATTGGCCCAATGGCTTCCATGTGGGAAGACTTTTCGACAATCTCGTTATAGGTCGAGAGGGCCGACGCATCAATAGGAATGGAAAACTCAGTCAAGTCCTTTTCGCACTTTTGAAAGAGACGTCGGGCATGGGTTGCCATGCCATGGAACCGTTTTTGGTTCACCTCTTCGCCAAAAACTCCACGAAAGATTGTGTCAATCGCTTCATCATCAAAGGCCTTTCCGAAAAAGAATTCGGTGAGAGACTTTGGCTTCAGGGTTTCATTCACGGGGTGAATGTTCCAGTTGAGAGGCAAAAGACGGTCGTTATGCCCTGTTTGGTCCGAGTACCATCCCATGCAGGGAAGCTCCGGAATGTAACCTGCTAAGCGAGGAAGGAAGATCCAATAGAGGTTCTTTCGGTAGGACTTGAAGGCTTTGTAGGCTCCCCCAAAGGGGTTGCTCGTTTGATAGAAAACCTTCTTTGGAAGGGCCGTCAAGTTGGTAATCTTTAAAAACCTTTCAATCCACGTCACTCCCGTCTTTTTATAGGAAAGTGCAATGTAATACTTTCGGTCGCTCGCCTTTGCAATAAAGGAGTCGATGTTGTGCCACATAATCTTCGAAATGAGTTGCCACATCACCAAGGGGTGGCCAAACCGTTTACTGTCCGTTTTTTGCACCCAGTAGATTTGGTCCCTTAAGCCGGGAACTCGAATGAGGCCAATGGAAGGTTTGTGGAAGGAAAGGGAAAGGTTTAGTTCTCTTGTGCCCGGAATCACTCGTTCTTTAATGTCAAAGTAAGCCTCGGAATCCCAAGTGTCAACGTCATAAGGATGGATGAGAGAAAGAAGGCGTTGCTTCTTTGTGTCCATGGGGGACGGTTTCTCAGGAGACTTCATCCCCGAAGGAAGACATGGAAGGTCCGCCATCTTTACGCGTTTTCCTTGAAATTCTTTGGAAGACGTCGCAAAGCGATTGACTCGCCTCTTTGCTTCCTTCACCCTTTCCTCTTCGTCCTCCAACCGAGGTTCTTCTCGAATCGTTTCAAGTGTAGTGAGAGTCTCCTTTGGCTTTGGATCTGCAGGATTGTCAAAGTCGTCGAGGATGCCCATCTTCTTCTGCTGAATCAGTGAAATGCGTTTTTGCTCCTTCTTCACATCCTCCCCTAAGGTTTCATTGGCAACCTCGTTCCACGCTTGGGTTGAATCGAAAAAATCCTCATCCGAGTCGTATTCCCACCGGTCTGCAATGGCCTTTTGGCGAGCAGGATCGACAATGGGTGCCGTGGACGCTAAGGGAATGGGATCAGGCTTAATGTTCCTTTTTCTCCAGTCCTCCATCAGACGTTCAGAGTAGGCCATAATGTCTGCTTCTTCTCGGAGAGACGTCCAAGGGTCCATTTCAAAAGACAATTCTCCACCATACCAAAGGATGGAGTCCCCGCTTGACAAACGACCTATGGCGGACCCAAGGTGAGTGGCAAACTTACGCATGGAAAACCCAGAGAGGGCCATGGTGTCCACCACCGTAATGTGCGACCGTCGTTTCTCATGGAGCTTCAGGGAATTAAAGAGGGTAATGGCGCACGAGTGCATGCCAATCTGGAGCTGACGCTCAAACATTCGAGTTTCTTCTGGGTGTTCGTAAGACTCGGAGGGAAGGGGGAGGTATAAGAGTTGAGGACCCACAATGGGATGAAAGTTGGAATCCCACGACCGTTCAAAAAGGACGGAGAGGAACGAAGGGGAGTGAATGTCGAGGAAGATGCCAGGATCGAGGATAAGGGGTCCAAGGCCTTCAATCTCTTCGCTCACCCCTTGGCGAACCACAAACCGTCGAAAGTCTTTCCGCATAAACCTTTGGGGGTAGCACTTTGGCTGAAGGGCCCACTGGCAAAGAATGTCAATGTAGCCGTGGAGGTAGCCGTCAGGGTTGATGGGTTTTTCGGGACGAAAATGGACATCAACTTGAGACCCTAACCCAAGGCGTTTTGCAATCACGGACATATCCGACAAAATGGAAGATGACGAATGATCGTCAAAGGCAATCAACGCTTGCGAAGGGGGCTCATGGGTTAAGGAAAGAGCAAAGGGTGGTGGAGAGGGAGCCACCGAATCGTCGTCTTTGTCATCTTTTTTGGTTTCGTGGGCATAAGTCTCTCGGTGGGTGGGGGCATGCCAAGAGGTCTCAGTCATGAAACGAATCACCGAAAGGACGGCCGCAAAATGATCGTCCTGTGAAATCATGCCACGCATGTAACACTCGAGGACGGTCAGAATGTGAAGACGTTGGATGGACGACCTTGACAAAGAAAATAAGCTAGCCCACACTAAGGAGGCGACCTGCTTATAAAAAGCATGGCCGTTTTGCAAAACATACTCAAAGAGGTAATCGCCAATGCCGGCAACCCGTGCCATGATGACTGCTTGAAGGTTTTCGTCGTTGAGGACACCTGAAGCCTCCATGGATTTGAATTCTTCCTTCCACTCGTCAAACCACGGATGGGCAAAACAAAGAAGGGGGTGGTGCTTATCCTCAAGGGTGGGAAGGTGCACGGCATACTCGCCCATGCGTTTTGGGTTGAGAAGGATGGCCAATTGATAGCGCATGCCCTTCCAAAGCTTTCGACAGCAATTCCCAAAAACGATTTCTTCCCCTTCAGGAATGGAGTCTTCCTTTGATTTGCATGCCACGTAGTAGGAGTAAAAGGTTAAGAAGCCATAAAGGGCGTCTTCAAGTTTTACTTCATCCCGCAACTCTTCTTCGAAAGATGGAGGAAGTTTTGCTTTTGAATCGCGGTAGTAGAGGGGAGCTCCATGTTCTTCACTGGCCGAAGTAAGGGCTTCAAGGTGTTTATCTGACCCTGAAAAGTGTTGGGTTTTTACTTGGGAAAGGGTGAGGTGCCCCGTGTCGGCACGTTTCTCAAGGAGGGGAGTGCACCGTTCAAAAAACGTGAGGCCGAGAGCAATGTAGGAAGTCGCACCCGACTTTACAAAGGTGGGAAGGTCGGTCGAAGGGTCAAACCAGGGAAGCCAGTAGTTGACCCGTGTCGTGCGAGGGGGACATGGAGGCAAATCTTGAAGAGCCAGTTCCACAACATCAAGGTGGACCTGCTTCGACTTTGGAAACCGGCACACGGCCAACGAGGATGCATACAAACACTTTTCCAAAATTTCATGAGAGGTGGAGGAAAGGTAGGTGCCAAGTCCCCTTAGCATCTCACCGTGTTGCATGCGCAAAGCAATCCAAAGGGCCGTTTGCTTAAGAGACGGAAGGGTTCCGTGAAGAATGGTGTAGGAAAGGGATTTGGGGATTTCTTGGTGCATTGTCGATGGACACCGTTGTTTGTAAAGATGGATGGCTTGAGCGCACTTATCTTCGGCCCCCATCATGACAAAGGCTTCAAGGGCGAGAAGAATCTCCGTTTGGGAAAGAGCTGGGGTTGACGTCCCGTCTCGAATTTTTGCCATGAGTTTCACGCCCGCCGTGTAGTCTTCGTCGGTGCATGGACGCACGTGGAGGGAGTGGGCCACAAAGTCTGCATGAGTCGAGGTGTCGTACTCGTTGTGGTTTAGAAAATTCGACCCAAGGGGGAGGTATGCAACTGGCCGTTGGTAGTCAGACATGGGTTTCTAAGGGAATATGAAATAAAGTGTAAGAATTTTAGCGAGGTATTATTTTTTATCTGGTAATCTTATTTTCAAGCGTTAAAGGGGGTTTATGTGTTAATGATTGAAGAATTGTTTTCATATCATTCATGAGGCGCCGGCGCCAAAAAAAGTCATAGGCCAACTTACAACCTATGTAGACGAGGAGAACGACCCAAAGGAGCTCGCCAATGACGAGGTATGACTCGAGGTGACGTTCGACAAGTGCAAAGCACTTTTCCTCATTTTCCATCCAAAGGTCTACGGAGGTGCGGGGCGAAAGGGTCGCACAAATGTGGGGGAGGTCGGTGCCTTCCCATCCGCCTAACCATCGAGGCCCAAAACGGTAGAGCCGGTGGATAGGCCAAAAGACAAATATGGAGTAGACCCATGCAAAAAGGGAAGAGAGGATGGAGGGTCCTTGAAGGGTAAGGGCTAAGGACATTTTTTTATAAACTTTTAATATTTCCGTCATTCCCTTCTAAAAACGGATGTTCAACCTGGTTCTCACAAAAACAACCATGGATAACCCCGATGTGATTGCTTCGTGGATGTGGGACCAGTGTGGTGGAAAGGTGATGGATGACGCTTTGGAGTTTTTCAAGGCAACATTTCTAAGAGAGTTTCAAAGGCGCCTTCAAAGCAATGTCAGTGATGGCGATGATGACAGTGAATCTCTGAGTGGGAACAGTGACAATGGTTCAGTCTGTGATAAAAAGCGCCACCGCTTAAGCCAGGAAGACCTGATGAGAGACTTTGTGGCCAACCACCTTCAGGTTGCAACAGATTATTTAAAATGCCCCCAGTCAAATGAATGGTTCCCCACCCTCGCCACCGTCTACGATGCTTTCAAACTCCTTTACCCTGACCGAAAGGCTCCCTCATCAAAAATCACTGAATCGCGAAACTTGTGTAAGTTCATTCGCGAAGAGGTCGGGGTGGAGTACGACAAAAAGTCCATTCATGGAATTTACACCCGTCGCTTTCGAGGTCTCCGCCTTTTGAAGAATGGAAGGGTGGATGTCAGGAAGGAACCTCGCTTAGAGGTAAGAGATGAACCAAAGGTGGATGATGAACCTCAAGAAGAAGAACCAAAGGTGGATGATGAACCTCAAGATGAAGAACCAAAGGTGGATGATGAACCTCAAGAAGAAGAACCAAAGGTGGATGATGAACCTCAAGAAGAAGAACCAAAGGTGGATGATGAACCAAAGGTGGAAGATGAACCAAAGGTGGAAGAAGAACCTCAAGAAGAAGAACCTGAAGATACAAAAAACTTGATCGAGACGGATGAAGTGTTTCCCTGCATCACGCTCTCCCCCTATAAGATGGGCCAGATTTTGGGAAGGAACCCTCACGAGTCTCGAGATGTTTTGATTGCCGAAACTTGGTCCGCCATCGACCCTGAGGGATATCACCGAGTTTGCCAAAATGCCATGCCGGCCCTCAACCTTCCTCGGACTGTGTCAAGTGAGGTGGATGATTTACTTTCCATGGCTTCATCGCGTGGAGGTCTTCAAGCCACCACCGACATTGGTCGCCAAATCCAATCCACTCTTGAGAGGCTTCTTCAAGATGTTCCTTCGACCGTCGCGTCCACCATGTCCAAAGACCTTCAGAAGGGAGCCCGCCGCATGCGAGGACGTCGCTACGAAAAGGAAGCCCTCTCACGTTTCGAAGTCGAAGCCCACTGTAAGGTCAACCACAAAAAGTCTTCGGCTTCCTACGTGCCGCGACGAGATGGCGAGGTGGGCCGTACCCAATTTGATGCCGAAGGTCCTTCCTCCTATTGGAAACTCTATGGTCGCCTTGACGGCAGAGTGGACGATGAGACGATTGTGGAGGTGAAGAACCGAACCCGTGGTCTCCTCTCTTCCATTCCTCCTTCTGAGATGCTTCAAATCCAAACCTACTTGGAAATGTTCAATGCCCAAAAGTGTGTCCATGTCCAATACCATGCCGACACTGGAAAACTTGAGGCTCGCACAGTGGAGCGCAACCGCGCGACGTGGACCAACCTCATTGCTCCAGGCATTGATGACTTTGTAAGAGAGGTCCAGTGCTTGATGTCGCGCGACCCACGCTACTCGTCGTTCAAGTTGGCCTTTTTGCGAAAGGTAAAGGGACCTTCTTCATAAGATATTCTTGAAGCAAATTTAATTAAGGAAAATATTCAGAATCATCTAAGGAGCTCAGGTTTGCCGTTTCACAATAACTGATGTAGTCTTCAATCGTTTTTACCGGTATCGTCTCGGAAACTTTTTCTAAAGTTTCATCTTTGTTTGGGGGTTCAGCAAAGGGATCGTCGTTGTACAAGACCTCCAAAGTCTCATCGTCTTTAAATCTTGAAATAAAAATTCGCGCGTCACATCGTCCATGACAATCATTAAATTTAACCATCTTCTCTTTCATCTTTTCAATGGCTTCCCATACATCTTTCTTATGCGTTGTTGTCAAGATGGTGTAGTAACCCCCTTCGACCTTGTGCCAATCTATACTGTCAAAAAGAGAAGAATATTGGATAAAATACTTACTTGGTAAAGGTGCACGATTCATGTTTCAAAAACGAATTGTGTTTAGGCTCTAGGTGCAATTCCGTTTCCTTCGGAAAAATAAGGTCACTTTAATTGGTTGGAACGGATTATCGAGATATGATTTGTGAAGTTCTTAATCAAGTCGAATGGACTTTAACTCTTGATCCATCGGCATCGTTCTTAGGTGTTGCTCGTGAAGCCTTAGCGGATCGTCTTGATGGGCGCGAAGAAGCCGGGATTGAGATTGTTGATGATGACGGTGTAGCCTTTGAACCCTATAAGGCAGATGAGGATCCTAAAAGTTTCAACTTGGGGGACTCGGTACATTCTTGAGACACCAAAGGAGTCTATGATGAGTCCTTGGCCGATCTCCTTGTCCGTTTGGTTTGTTCATCATTCATTTGTGTTATTTGGATAATCGAATTCTGAATGGTCCGATTCTCTTAGGGTCGATTCTCTACCCAAAGCTTGTCACCCCTGGCCGTCCCGAAGACGTGGCGAAGAGGCTCAGACAGGATGCCTTCGGTTCCAAGCTCAAAGGGCTCGTGAACCGTCCCGTCTTCGAGAAGGACATGGTACCACCGGCCATAGGCTTGGTTGGTCGTGGCAAGACCGGCCTCGACACCATCGGCGGCGACAAGCGGCTTGTGGTCTTTGATGGGACCCAGAACTCCACACCGGGAGCAACGCGGCTGGCCATACAGCTCCGTCCCCTTGCACTTGCGACACTTGAGGTTTTCACGATCTTCCTTGGCGTCATCGACCATTAAGAGGTGGGCAGGTGAGACTTCAACCCCCTTGTAGAGAACCGTCTTGAGGACACCCTCCGTTTTGGAGCAAATGACCTTGGCATCCACTTCCTTCGCCTCGCCATCAGCGTCACGCGTCACGGCCTTGAAGGTCGTCAGGTCCTTGAGGGGTTTCACGGGTCCACCCATGCCAACCCTCACCAGGGTTTCTCCGAGGAGACAATTGGCGGGGCGTGCAATGTTGGACATTTGAACCATCTGGAAGCGTCCCGTTCCATTGGATGGAGAATACAGATGGACAGAGCCATTTAGCGTGTAAGAGGCTCCTAAGTCGATTTCCACAATAGAAATTGGTGACGAGGAAGTAATGCCCGTGGAAGTAAGGGTAACAATCTTGTTTCCATCTCCACTCGTGGCCAAACCGTAGACCGACCCTTCAATATTGATTTCGTTTAGGGATGGAAAGTTGGTGACATTCGTACAGTCAATGGTGATGTCAATGTCGGTGGTGGTGGTGGTTGTCAAACCGAGATAGATTGAAATATAACGCACAGCTGTAGTTGTTATTTCCAACTCCGTCGTGGCACCTTCTTCACCGTTGGGAAAATTGAAAAAACCAAGATCAGCACCATCCAGTGACCATCCCTTGACTTCAATGGTGTTATTGGAGGGTGGTACAATTGTTCCCCCAATAGAAAGGTTGCCGGGGGTAGGTAATTGGGGGTTTCCTGCAGAATCAATGTAAGCGCGGTAAGATGATGAAGCTACATTAAGGTCGGTACCAGATGTGAATACTACCACTGATGGCATTGATACGTTTTTTTAAACACAATCAATATTTTAATTCGTGACTCATTGAAAAATAAGATGGTTTTATTTTTTTTGACGTGATCGTTTTAATGTTGTTGGCTTGTAATGTGGAAATAATTGAAGAATGACAAAGGTTGTGTTGCCCAGGAAACGCCCACACATAATGCCCACCACTTGAAAGAGGGCACGGTGGCGGGGAGCCTCGTAAAGGGCATACACGTCCACCACCACATCAGCGGCCGCAATGGCGGCACCCAAGAGCGCCAGAACACCAACAAGCAGGTTTAATGACGCCGCATCACCATAGGCGTCAATGGACCGCCTAAAGGAATGCAGGCAAAGACTTGGGTGTAGGCCAAGAGTGACTTGAGAGACGACGGCCCTGCGTGGTCCACAAAGGGGGTAATGAAAAACGTGAGTGCCAAGGACGAGTCTTACGTGGAAACAAGCGAGCTTTACATCGACTACTACAATCAAATCTATAAAAACCCACTGTATTGTCTGGGCCGGTGTTGTGACAAATACAAAAACGATTGGTCATGATGAAAACGATATCAAACTTGCGATTGGCTACGGCCGTCACCGTGCTGTGCGTAAAACAGTAGAGGGTGTTGTGCGGGCTGAGTTCCTTAAAGGCTTTCAAAAAGTGTTTCGTGACTTAGGGTTCAGCATTGGGGAGGTAATCGACCGAAAAGAATATGCGCCACCGCTGTTTGGGTCGCGCCCTATTCCTGGCTTCACAATGGTGGGGCCTTCACCAACGTGCTTTGGGTTGAGTCACTGGCTCCCCACCGAAACACTAAAATCACTATGGGGTAGGAGGAAGTCAAGATCTATATCACCTGTGAGGAAACCACCTGGTAAACGGGAGAGGTCAAGGGGGAGGTCAAGATCTAAATCACCAACGCCATCTGGTAAACGGGTAAGGGTAAGGTCAAAGTCCAAATCGAAAAGTCCCAAATCAAAAAAATGATATAAATGAATAGAAAATGTTCCCTGACAGATGAAAGCATTGTTAAGTGCCTTGGGAAGTGTGGAACCTTTTATTGTCGGTCCTGCAGGCACCCTCAAAACGCGAGCCACACAAAGTGGATTGAAGGAAACATTTATTGGGGCCAATACGGATCCTCTCCTTATTTCATTTGTGATGCATGCAATCCTTTAAAAATTCTTGACCTCTTTCCACCCGGACCCTATGTCCCATTCACTTGGATGAAACCCTTTGTCGAAAAGTTTCATGGGTTCACAAGACCTCTCATTGTGAGAGACGTCTTACGAGATTACCTACCAGACGACTTGATTGAACTAATCCAAACTTATATTTGATTTATTTTTTAAATCGCTTATCAAGAGAACACCGCATAAAATAAAAAATAATGTTCAAAATCACACCCGTGATCATACCAAGAATGAAATAGGTGACGACACGAGACGCTGTCGGGTTTTGAATCGACCACACCTTTACCTTTCGCACACAGGAGTGAACCCAGTTTTCGTAGTGGTGCTTTCGTGGAGACCGGTAGATGCCGAGGGTGAATTGGCCCATGAAGGGCACCTGGCCATTGTAATCCAAAAGGGAATTTGAATCTAAAACAATAATGGTGTGTGGCATGGCGTCCACGGCCTTTTGAAGGGTCTCGAAAACCTGGCGTCCCTTTTTCGAGCAACACTTTTCAATCGGTTTATCAAACTTAATAGACCCTAAGCGTTTTAAGGCTTCTGCAATAACGGGGTGATTGGGGATGGCACCAATGAGGGACCAACGGACCGAGGTGTCTCCGTAGTGGTGGATTGAATTGGTCGTCACAAAGGCAGACGCGCCTCTATCTATAACTTGGGATACAGGGTTGATGCATTCAATGTCGTGGTCGGCGTAGATGCCGCCAAACCGATGAAGGATGGCGATGCGAGCAATGAGGGTTTGGAGCCAGGTGCATTTTTCCAAGGCGTTAAAGATGTGGAGGAGGCCAGGGTAGTGGTCTGCCAACAAAAGACGGACTCCGCTCTCCGACCATCGAGCCACATGGTACCCTGGATGATAGGTTGACCAAGATGAAAAATTTGACAAACGATCAATTTTTTTAGACTTTTTGGTTTTTTGTTTTGAAACTGGATTCAGCCAGATAAAATGAAAGGTCTGAGGAATTCTCATTTTTTATTCTATACTCACTTTTCCTAAATGTTTCGTTACCTTCTTCTCTTCACTAGTCTCACCTTTGTCAAGGCAAATATCAATCATGTAGTTCTCATTGGGATTGATGGCCTGAATCCTTCATGCATTTACAATGCAACCTCCCATAAAGGATTTGATCGGCTTTCGTCTCTTGGAATGTCCACCCTGAAAGCCCGCACCACCATTCAGACCTGTTCCGCTCCAGGGTGGTCCTCCACCCTCTGCTCAATGAGGCCCACCTTTACCGGCATCACAACCAACCAGTGGCAATCGCCCAACGACACCGGCACAAAGGTGAGACATAATTCCGATGGAGGGTTTGAAGCAGGCTCCTTTCCAATTCCTCCCACTGTGTTCCCCTTCCCTTGTATAATCTCCGAGATGAAACGTCAAGATCCTGAAAGGAAAACCTTTGTCTACTACAACTGGCCTTGGTTGGCCCATGTTACCAAAGGTGCCGACGAAACCTTTGTCTTACCCGATGCAAATGCAACCTCGGATGCTCGCCTCGTTAAAGAATTTATGGAAGATTTTTCAACCTTACAAAGGCAAAACACCTCATCCTTTTCGTTTCTTTACATTGGCAATGTGGATGACACTGGTCACCACACAACTTGGTGTTCCGATGCCTATGAGGCCTATGTGGGAGTCGTGGACGGCTACCTTTCAACCATCTTAAACATGATTGACTTGGAAACCACTCTTTTGGTTCTGACGGCCGACCACGGTGGAGTCATTGGCACCACCCATCATTCGTGGGGCGGAAAGGAAGCCTTGGAAATTCCCCTTTTCCTCGCCGGACCTTCCATTTCGCAAGGATCTTCTCCTCCCTTTACCCTTCGAAACCTTGACATTCCACCCACCATTTTTCATCGTTTAGGGCTAAAGCCTCATCATGAATGGACAGGCCGTGTTATTGTTTAAATGAATTTTACAATGAAGCCCCATAGGCACGAACATAGGGAGTAATCTCACGAAGGTGAGAATCGCCAGTTAAAACTGAAACAATCCTCTCAAAGCCGAGACCAAAACCACCGTGAGGAAGGGTTCCCCAGTGACGCATGTCAAGGTAGGCCTGATAGGGTTTCAGATCCATACCCCTTGCCACCATTGCTGCAATCAAACGAGTCTCATCCTCTTCACGGGCCGATCCGCCAATAATCTCACCAATGCCTGGCATGAGAAGATCAAAGGCTTCGACTGTCTGGCGATCAGGTGCCTCTTTAGTCCTTGTCTGCCGCATGTAAAAGGCCTTTAAGGCACGAGGATAGTGGGTCACAAAGACGGGTGACTTAAAGTGAGAAGTCAACAACATTTCCATATCGGAAGAGAGATCGTCTCCCCAGGAAAGAAAAAAGGAAGGATCGTCGACAGTTTCCTCTTGCAAAAGGCGCACGGCTTCGGTGTAGGTGATGCGAACAAAAGGAGTTTCCAGATCGTAATGAAGTGGAGTCAATCCATGGCCGGGATACTTAGAAGGAATTGTCAAGAGGTGCTTCACATAAGCTTCGGCCAAATCCATCACTTCAGCCATGGTGCCCAACATCTCTGGCTCCACCATCCAAAACTCGGAAAGGTGACGCTTCGTCTTTGAATGCTCCGCACGAAAGGTGGGGCCAAAAGTGTAGACGGACCCTGCTGCAATAAAGGGTTCGAGGTCTACCTGGCCTGACACGGTAAGATGAGCTCGATCTCCACCAAAGAATGGCTTTGTGGGGTCATCCATTAAGGAAAATTGTTCGCCTGCACCCTCACAATCAGAGCCTGAAATGATGGGTGTCCCAATCCACTTAAAGCCTCGTCCGTCAAAAAACGTGTGGGTTTCCATCATGGCCTTATGGCGAGCAAAGGCCATCGTCTGGCCAAGGGTTGTCCGAGGACGCATGTGAGGAAGGGTGCGGAGAGACTCGGGAGGTACTGTGTCGACTGCTACGGGATAAGGTCGTTCTTCTTCTTCGGGTCGATGGCCATAAAACAACACTTCCTTCACAAAGAGTTCCACATCTTGACCACCATCTTCTGCCGATTTTCCACCCTTTGGTGCACAAACCTCACCTCGTACGACGAGACCGGCGTCCTTCAAACCGGCCTCAAGAATATGAGGAATTGACTCGTGAATCTTTGGAAGCATGACGAGTTGAAGAAAGCTTGGCGTTGACCCATCGTATAAGTGAACAAAGGCAACACGTGCTTGTCTACGCAAAGACTTGATCCATCCATAGACGACTACCTCTTGGCCAAAAGGCTTAGTGATCAGGAGGTCTTGGATGGTGGACCGCTTTGTTTCCATGATGAATGGGGGAAATGTGAGAGCCAGTCATCGATAAAATAAATAAATTGTTCAACCCAATCACAAAATCAAATCATCACATAACAAAACATGGCAACTAGCGAATCCAAAACATCTCTTGATCCAGTGTCGTCCTTTGACGACCTCAAGCTCCCTGAAACTTTGTTGCGGGGCATTTACTCTTATGGGTTTGAGCATCCCTCACCCATTCAATCAAAGGCAATTCCGTACATGATTTATGATACAGAGCGAGACTTGATTGCCCAGGCTCAATCGGGCACGGGAAAGACGGGAGCCTTTTCGATTGGTTCCTTAGCATCCATTGACACATCCCTGAAGGAAGTCCAAGTGATTGTCCTTTGTCCGACTCGTGACTTGGCAGACCAAATCAAAAAGGTTGTCGAAAGTCTCTCGGAATACATGGGAATTAAGGTCCATGCATGCATTGGGGGTACTTCGGTGCGGGACGACCTCTCCACCTTTCGCTCTGGCGTTCACTTTGTTGCAGGCACCCCTGGTCGTGTTCTTGACATGATTGACCGTGGCGCTCTTTCCTTAAGACATCTCAAGTTTTTCATCCTCGACGAAGCAGATGAGATGCTCGACCGTGGCTTCCGCGATCAGATTCACGAGATTTTTACCCGTGGTCTTCCCCCTTCTACTCGAGTCGCCATCTTCTCGGCGACCATGCCTGAGGAAGCCATTGAGATTACCAAAAAGTTTATGAAGAACCCCCAGCACATTCTTGTGAAGAAGGACCAAGTCACTCTTGAGGGTTTGAAGCAGTACTATGTCTACGTTGAGGACCCGACATGGAAACTTGATACCCTCTGTGACCTTTACGAGTCTCTGTCAATTTCACAAGCAATCATCTTTGTGAACCGTCGCTCTGATGGAGACCGTCTCGCCTACGAGATGCGGAAGCGAGATTTTACCATTTCTCTCATCCACTCCGACATGGAACAGTCGGAGCGAACCCACATCATGAATGAATTCCGTTCGGGATCGGCGCGGGTGCTCATCGCGACTGACCTTTTGGCACGTGGCATTGACGTTCAGCAAGTGTCGTTGGTCATCAACTTTGACTTTCCCTTTTCAAAGGAGAACTATGTCCACCGGATTGGTCGATCTGCCCGTTTCGGCCGTAAAGGTGTGGCCATCAACCTCATTTCCCGAGATGAGGTGTCTCGGATGAAGGAGGTGGAGGCCTACTACTCGACCCAAATTGATGAACTTCCCAGTGATGTTACGGCAGCAACGACTGTCTAAAATAAATATTTATTTCTTGAATTTAAGGTAAAACATGCCAAGTCACCATTCGTCATCGAAACCCAGAAAATCAACTCTGAAGGAACGGAGGGCGAGGTCGAGAGAATTGTATAATCGATCGCGGTCCGTTGATCGTAAAAAGACCTATGATCCTCACGTTGAACTTGAGAGGTATGGCCTCGCCTATGCCCTCCGTGATTTTTTGTTTGACAATGGATTTGCACGGGGGTCATTCCATAAGGAGTTTGGGTCAAGGGAGTGCATCTACGTGAAGGAAGTGCGAGGAAAACCCAACCTCTATGTCGTCGTTTACTCCACCATCCAATACCACGAGTGTCGGGCAAAAGACACGGACGCTATTCGAGTGGTGGGCATGTATGAAACGAGGTCGGGAGATCAACGTCCTCTGCTAAAGGCCGAAAAGGTTTATCGGACGGGATCGATCCACTCGATTGTGGGTCGCCTTCGTGAAAGGATTGCAAAGGTGGAGGCAAAGTTGGGGAAGGATGACATTTTGACTCGCCATGCTTGCCCGTCGTGTGGTGCTCCTCGCTTCATCTCAAAAAAGGGCAACCGTGTGTGCGCAGAATTATGTTTTAAATGATCTTAAGGCCTTTCTCAAAGGCTCACGATCCCAAGCTAAGAGGGACGCCACAAAAGAATCGTTATGAAGGACTGGACGCTTAGCCCTCATTCCCTCAATAATCTCTGGCATGGGGGTGTTGGTAAGAGCCGAGAGGTAAGCGGCCGCAATGGTCGCCGATCGGTTGATACCTTGGTGGCATGAAATTAAGACTTTCTTTCCTGCCTTTCGATGGGCTTCCAAAAAGGGAACGGCTTCCTTCAGATGATTGAGAAGGGGATAACCTGGGGCATCCAAGGCATGGATCTCCATGTAGGCGTATTTTTGTTTTTGTTTGGTATCTAAATGACTTACCCACACGGGGCGCCCACAAGTGTGGCCCATGTTAAGAACTCCAGAAATACCGACAGCGTCAAGAAAGGCTTCATTGGATGCATCTTTTTGGGAGCCAATGTAGAGAAACCCTTCAATTAAAGACACTGGTGGAAAGGAATTGATGGCTCCACATTTTTCACCGGTGATAACATTCATTTTAATTGATACGAATAAATGGCTCAAAACTCATCGTCTGAAACTTCATCTTCCACTATTCTGAAAAGGGCTCAACATTTTGTGAGGGCCGTTCAAAATGGCATGGCCATGCTGAATAAGGAAAAGTCCATTCAGGAGGTTGCCGACGCAATTCGCGGGGAGTTGAGGGTTGAAGGAGAATCCCCAAGCGTGGATCAAAAGAAAGTCGTCAAAAAACTTTCATCATGTCTTGACGTCTACCGGGCCTATAGAAATGGAGAAGACACTGTGGAAGGCCTTCTCGAAGCCGCTGAAACGGCCGCCGCAGAACTCGGAATTTCCCTCAGCGACATGGATGCCTACGCAAAAAAGCTTGTCACACGTCGGGAGGTCGATGCCTCTCGCCAAGCACGGCTGCGATCAATCCAAAAGGCTTTGGGAAAGACCGTTTCCCCTGAAGCCCTCGAAGTCGCACTGGAAATGATTGACGACAACCTTCCGTACTTCAACGCCTTAACTGATAAGGTTGAGGGTGCAAAGCTGATGAATGGCATGCTGGGTTGGCTTCAAGATAAAGTCAATAAGCGAATGCAACACATTCAAATGTCTTCAGGACCGGGGTCAGTCGAAAAATTTGCCAAGAGGCAACGAATGAACTTGGAAGCCATTAAAGAAACGATTAATACCTTGAAGGAAAACACAAAGAGATTCAAGAAAGGAAAGAATTTTTCAATCTCTTCGTCATCATCCTCGTCATCATCCTCGTCATCATCCTCGTCATCATCCTCGTCATCATCCTCGTCATCATCCTCGTCTCCCCCACCTCCGTCTCCCCCACCTCGGCGAACACCCTCATCATCCCATAAGGCGTCATCCTCCCACAGACCATCAGGCTTAACCATTGACCATCGCCCCTTCCACACCGTTCCCGAAGATGAGTTGGAGCAAATCTTTATGCATATGGCCGAGGAAGGATTTTGCACGCGTGGCGAATTTGCGACGTATACTCCAGAGGAAATTAGGGGATTCTTTGAAGATCGTGATGAGGTGACCATCTTTAGGGCCTACTATCGTGGTAAACTTGTAGCCGTCCTTCTTGGAGGTCCTCTTCATCAACCATGGACCCATAAGGACAATAAGGAGAGAGGGTGGGAAAATGTCGAAACCTTTAAGGTGCCTAGTGAAGCCCTTGACAATGGAAAGAAATCTTGGGATGAGGTCACAAAGAATTATAATAAGTCCTTCCCCTCCTTTAATTGCCATGGAGCTCCACTCGGCCAAGGTGCCAAACCTCCTTACGAGATTATCCTCCTTTGCAAAAACTCAAAGGTAGTGCTTCCTGACGATCTTTCAAATGATCTTGTCCCCGACCTCTTCCGCTCTGCTGAAAACTTTGCACAAAGAAAGGGATACACCTCTCTCATTCTTGAGGTTGGAGGCCATGATGTTTCTGCAAAGGTTCCCTTAGCAAAGAAGGTCTATTTGGACCGTCTTAACTGTGAACCTGTGATTATTGGAATCACGACGAGAGCACGCAGAAAGGTACAAGTCCATCGCCTCCAGGGACGGTCAGGCCAAGAGACTCGCCAGTACATTGTCATGGCAAAATGTTTATAAATTGAATTATATGGCCAAACCACATATGAAATGTCTTTCGGTTTGCCAAAGATGGCGAATTTTCTTTACGAAAATTATAACCAGAAGTAAAATTTTATTCAAAAGGAGTGCAACACTCTTGTTATCCTAAGGAAAATTTAAGTTTGGCCTTAGGATCCCACGACATATCACAATAAAATGTCAACCCTCATCTCAGGAGACCTTCTCAAGTTGGGTTTAGGACCTAATGATTACATTGTCCATCAGTGCAATTGCAAAACGACTCGAGGTCTTGGATTATCCAAAGACATTTTTGACAAATATCCCCATGCCAACATCTATGGAGATGGGAGTAAAAGGGTGCCAGGGGAGATTACCGTACGCCATCCAGTAATCAATCTCTTAGGCCAATTCTATCCAGGAAAGCCAAAGTGGTCTAATGATACAAAGGAAATGCGTGAAGCATGGTTTCGTGACGCCTTGACTAAGATTTCTAAGATTGATGGTATTGAAAAAGTCTACTTTCCCTATGGGATTGGGTGTGGATTAGCCGGTGGATCTTGGAAAATCTACTTAAGAATGATTGAGGAATGGACAAAAGATCAAAAATTTGAGACATTCATTGTAAGGTTATGAAGAACCAACAGGCGAAGAACGAAGAGGAATACGCATCCGCGAAGAAAAGGGAGTCGTTGCCGACTCTCGGTAGTTGATGTCCAAGTGGGTCACTCGAAAACGAATGGGTGTCCAAGAGGCTTGGTAAGTCTCGAGACATTCTTTGGCTTTTGCCAAGTTGCGAAAGAACCCAATCCCAATGTGGGCACAAAACCCTTTCTTTAAGGCATAGGCTGGGAGGGTTGCTTCTAAGATGCCATAGACCCTTTCGAGAGAGCCAGGCGGATCACACACCGGATCGATAAAGAGGGTCTGAGACTTTCCATTGTCGAAAATCTTAAAGTCTTCCAAGGTGCACTCAAAGGGGTCAACCTCTGCTAAGGCCTTGGTTAGAATCTCGGCCACCTCTCCAAAGGCATGAGGTTCGACAAAGGGTTGCATCATAGTAATGTGGGGGTAAGGAGGACGCTTTATACGGGGGTTCATGTGGTGCTTCTTGATTTCCACAAAGGGACCCCAGTCATCCTTGGGGGGCATCACCACAAGGGTTGACTGAGGGGTGGATCCATACATGAGAACAGAGATGTGATGAAACTTCAAAATTAACTAAGTTTGAAATGAAGAGGATTCTATGTTGATGAAAAACAAAATGTCGGATGTACCAAGTGAATCAGTTCCTCCGTTTGAACCTAAAGAACCCAAGGTTGAGACGAAACCAGTGACCATTGAAGGATCGGCAGGGGACATCATGTCCAAGCTTTTGTTTCACACCTTTGAGCTCCAGTCAATCAAGACGTCAAAAGCCATCAAAGTAAACACGACCGCCCCAAAGGAACACGAGAGGGTGGTCGAGGTTGCAAAGGCCCCAAAGACTATGGCAAAGTTGGCCCAGCGGTTTACGGCCAACCAAAGAGCCTACAGGGAGTTTGATAAGGGCCAGGCGGAGAAGCGAAAGGCGGCCGAGCAAAGGGTGAGGATGCAAGACCAGGGGATCTATGCTCATCTCGCCGATAAGCACCCAGACACTCTTGAAGAGGACCACGCCTACACCGACCCCATGACGGGAGAGGTTATTCCGTATAGGGTTAGAGTGGACGTGTCGACAAAGACGGATCGCATTCCAAAGTCAACCGTGAGGGAACTGTTCACAAAGGCCTTTCAGGAAACCATGAAGGAAATCTACCCAAAGGTGGAACTTGATAGACCTTTTGATAAGACGACCCACATCCAGCTGATGAAGAGTGATAAGTTTGTTGAGCGTCTCCATGACGTGTTTGCCACCCTCTACCAACAAGTTCAGGACGAGCATAAGTCGTTTTCCACATCGTTCTCAATTGTCCAGATTGGAAAGGCAGAATAAATTTTAGACTCTACGTCCATTGGCCCTCGTAACATGATGCATCGATGTTTCCTGGATTCAGACGCACCTCCATCCCAGTGAAAAGGTATCTTTTATCACTCACGGAATCGATTTTATTGGTGAGCGAATCCAAAAATTGACCTAAAGACTCTTCACATTGGGTTTGGAAACGGTTTAAAGAAGGTTGCTGCGGAACAAAGTGGGTGGGTGTCGGCTGCGGAACAAAGTGGGTGGGTGTCGGCTGCGGAACAAAGTGGGCGGGATTGCTATGGGTCGAGTGGTGGCGATGATGGTGGCGATGATGGCGATGATGGTGGCCATGGTAATTCATTCCAGACCTCATGTCGTTAGATGCGTCCAGAGGGCCAAAGGTTGTGCACTTTGAGAAGCCTGCCCAATTTGAGTTTGACATTTATTTTAAGATTTATTTGATAATCATTGACGGTGTGTTACATTACCCATCGCATTTCAGTTCAATTTTATAAAATAAAGAGTAGCCCTGGCAGACATTTATTGACATTTAAAAAAATGTCATATTCAAATCGATTTTATGCATTTGTTCGCCAGTTGAGAGAAAAAGGATCCTACTGGATCGAGAGGGGGTGCCAGGACGACACCGAAGGAATTAGCTATGTGAGTGAAGGGTTTTCGGTGGAGTGGAATGGTGACCTACTTGAAGGGGAAAGGCGCACGATGGAGGAAGGATGCATAAGTGAAAAGTCCTTAGTAGAAAGAATTGCTATTGACTACTTAGTTGAAAAGGGCCTCGACCAAATTGATTCCTCGAGAAAAATAATAGAATCTTAAAGAATAAAAAACCGATAAAGAATAAAATGTCCAGGCCTCAGCCCCACACCTTTGAGTACCTCACTCCTGCCGGAATGGCCGTGCCTTCTGTGATGGCCGCCGTTCCCACGAAAATTTCTCCTTGTGCCATTCGTTCCTCTTGGATCGCTGCCATGAATGAGAAACCCACCTACACCAACCTTAAGAACGTCTTTACCCCTCAGTTCCGCGCCCGCGTGGGTGGCTACGCTTCATCCAACCTTGAAGCTGCCGGTGGGTACTCCCTTCACAACGCCAATGTCCAAGCCGCCGTGCGTGCCGGTTGCACTCGTCCCTTTCCCTCTTACAACGCTTCAATTCCCGTGACTGATTGTTACCCCACTTTTTAGATTGACCTCCAATGTCCTCCCTCCTCACAACACCAAGCGATGTGTGGCCTGTCTTCCAAGCAGAAATTGACACTTACTGTTCGGAGGAACCCATTCCCAGCTAGAGTTTATTCCTTCTTGATCAGTAAGATCCTCTTGTTCTTAGTAAAACTCAGAATAACAATTCACATAAACTTAACCATGACACCGTACACATTGATCATCCATGGATATCTTTGGGTTTGTGAAAGAGCACGGGAGTTTCAGAAATGTGTTGGATTCCAAACGATTCACTTTGCGAAGCCTTCTTTTTTCCTCAATTGAATAAATATGGCATCTCCCAAATTTGCCGAGTTTGATCTTTCAGCCTTTCCAAAGGTTCGCCTGACTTTTCATCGTTCTCCGGGGTCTCAGCAGGAAATGGATGATTACCTCACCGAGTTTGAAGCCCTTTTGAAAGCGGCCCTTTCGATGGATCAAACCATTCGATTTATTTTTAGTCTTGAGGGAATGTCGATTTTTTCTTGCCTTCCTTACATGGATGCCCAGGTCGATTTTGTGAAACGCATTGCAAAGGAAGGATCGGCAAAGGTTGAAGGGGATGAAAAGGCTCGCTTAGTGGATGGGGTGAAGGGGACGGCGATTATCTTTTCCAACTCAATTGTACGTCAACTTGTTCAAGCCATTCTTGAAAGGGTCACTCTTCAGAAACCCTACTATGCTGCAAAGTCTGTTGAAGATGCCGAAAAATGGTTGGATGGCCTTTAGTAATAAGAAAGTTTGTTGAGACGTTTCCCCCATCAAATAAACATTGAAATGAAAACCATGGATACTAGACACAGGGGAGAATCAGATGTATTGGCTCACCTCAGCCGTCCCTACAGAGGAAACTTAGATTATGACCTCTCGTCTTTGGAAGCCCTAACCACCTCTGCCGATTCCACCGTGAAAACCTACGGCGTGTCTTATAATCGCATCTTGAAGATTTTTGAAGATCAAAATGAATTTGCACGGGAAGTCTTCTTCTTTGTCACCCTGAAGGAACTTTGGTGTTGTGAGGTTGACGATGGGCCCCCTGAAAAATTAACCATCCGTCTTCCCTCCATCTTCACAATTGACCAAGAGAGACAACGGATCACCTACTTTCGCATTCCCGATCCAAAGGTGATTGAAGACAAAGCCAATCTTTTTGCCGTGCATTCATTTTTGGTCAATGACTTTTCCGTTTGCCATGGCTTTCTTGAGAGACCTGGCCACCTTTTGGCCTCAGGATCCACAGGCTTTGTGATTGACTTTAAACATGCTTCCTACTTTGACTCTCCCTTTTGTTTCGCTGCCCTTCTTGGAAATTGCCCCTTTCACCCAATTGGCTCCTGCCACGTCTCCCATCCTGAGAGTTGGAAGGGATGCTCAGACGCCCTCATTCCTTCGCGCATTCGTGGCCATCGACGCCTTGCCGTTTGCATTCGAGGTGCTTGCTTTGCGCGGGTCACCTCCGGATCCCATGCCTCCATGAGTAAAGACGCCCTCATTGTCGCATCCCTTCCTCCCGTGCTCCACTCGGTCCAAAAGGCAATCGGTGTGGCCCGCTTAGCGGGGTGTGAGGTGGACGTGTACATTCACGGGTGGTACGAGGAAGAATTTAAGGAAGAGTGTGAGAAGTGGGCAAAAAGCTTAAATGCAAAGGCGACCATTTTTGAGCCCTTATCAAAGTCCTTTGAGGATGCCTACACTCCCTACCTGAAGGATGAAGTCGCTCCCGAGTGTTCTCACTTAACACGAACCCCGGTCAACCTTCAACGGTGGTGGTCCACCTACTACTCAACCTTCCAAGCATTCTCCTTAATGGAAGCCTCGCGTGAAGTCTATGACCTCGTCATTTCGCATCGGGCCGACATGATTGTGCCTTCTGCGCTTTCCTATGCGGCCCTCACACCAACGGCCCTCACCATCTTAATGAAGCAAAACCCACGGAACTTGAATTTTGCCGCTGTGGGTTATCACGACTGGTGGGTGGCCGGTCCACCGATTGCCATGAAGGCCTATGCCCACCTCTATAAGGACCTGAAGAACATCTTTTCGGATCGACGTCCTATACATCAAAGGTCCATCCACACAGTTCTTAGAGACACCATGGCGGAAAGGGGAATCGACGTTGAATGTCTTTGCTTCCGCTTTGTTGCAAAGGCCTTTGGCACCCAGGTTGGTGAAGGCTCCTACAGTGCAAACGTTCTTGGAGTCCAGTCCCAGTGCCGGCGACGGGAGTGTTGTGGAATGATGGACCCCGACGCGGATTTGGCCGTGGTAAAACTCGAACTGATTGGGGATTTCCCCTTTGCCATCATCATTGATTGGATTGCCTTTCAGCACAATGTAACGTCGGTGACGAAAAAGTCAATCATTGTCGGCTCAAACGGAGATGAAAAGCCTCTCGGGGTTGCTTTTGAATTCTTAATGGAATCGTCAAGGGTGAAAGCTTTCCAAGGAATTGAATGTCCCTATGGCCTGTCGAAAATTATTCGACGCCTGAATGCTTGGAGGGGATGTGATGGCGAATCGTACATTGCCTTTCAAACCTCTCTTGATGTAGAAAAGACGGTGAAGATTTTGTTATAATTTTCGTAACAACTGAAAAAAAATAAATTTATTTTGCCCATTCAATCTTTCTGCGCTTATAGCAAAAAGTATGCCTCCTCCCCCGGCGCCAAAACAATCTGTGGGAGCCCATTTTCATTCCCTCCTCCGAAAAAAGAGGGGCGAGATTAAGGCGTTGTCCGAGTCTTTACCCCGGATGAAGGCTACCCTAAACAGTTTTGAAGAGGAGTATGAAAGGATTAAGGATAAACCCATGTTTTTTCGAAAGGCAAAGGGTGTCGAAGCCAATATGGAAATGTTAAAAAAGGCCATTAAACGACTTGAGAGGGGAGACCATGAGAAAGAATTTGAAGAAAAAGTGGCTCCCTTTTCACGAGAGTTTGTGAGACGACGGGAGGAAGAAGAAACAAAGAAGCGCAAAAAGTCATCCCTCCTTGTGGACCATATTCCCCAAGTGAAGAAGAAAAAGTTTGTTCTTCAAGAACAACGTACCGATGCAAAGATTGAAGAAGACATGATTGCAACGATTGGTGCCGAAAAGGAGGATGACCCTGAGGTGGTCATGGACGAGTTGATGGTCGAACTTGACGATGAAGACTCAAAACTCTATATGAACCCTCACGACATTTGTGACAACTGTGACATTGCCATGGAGATTGCCGTAACCCATCCCCTCCTCATTTGTCCCCAGTGCCAAAAGACCCGACCCTTCCTTGACGTCACATCCGCCTCGATGGGCTTTGGCCGCAACATGGAATTCAACCGGTTCAACTACGAACGCCATGGTCACTTTTGGGAAATCATGGGAAAGGCTCAAGCAAAGAAAAAGATTGACGTCACCCTCGACACCTACCAGCGCATCATGGCTCTCTTAGCCCAGCGCAACATTCCCTGTGATAAGTTGACCATTGAACACGTGCATGACGCCGTTCACGACCTGAAACTCAATAAGTACTACCCTGCCATTCCTCAGATCCACTCGGTCCTCACCAATCAGCCGCTTGAAATGTTTTCGGAGGAGCAAAAGTCAAAGCTCTACATTATGTTCCGTGCCGTGCAGGAGCCTTTCGAGGAAGCCGAAAAAACCCGACGAAACTTTGTGGCCTACAACTATTGCATGCATAAGCTTGTGCAATTGATTGGGTTGAACTACTGGACGGCATATTTCCCTCTCCTCAAAGGCCCAAAAAACCTTCAGACCCACGACGAAATTTGGAGGTTTATTTGCAAACAGCTTGACTGGGAATTTGTCCCCTCGACTTAGTATGTCTCACCAACTTAAATCTGCTTAAAAATAAAAATGGATTATGGAACCTATTACAGTCCCTTTGACTTGGGACCTTTAGATGTCACCCTTGGTGGGGCACCAGTGTCTCCAGCAAATGCGTTCTGTAGAAAAGAATGCAACGACCCCCGGGCCTACTGCAAAGACAACAAGGGGTTTATCTCCTGCCATGCCCACGACCTCTCATCTCCCTGCGCGAAAAAGACTGTGAAATGCCAAGCGAATGAAGTCTACCAGTGCATGCCAGTGACTGGATGTGTGGGCACCATATCACCCCAATCGGGTCTTCAGTCCTACTCGACAATGAATGGTTGTAAGGCCGAGTGCAACGTGACTCAACCCACTGACGCTAATGTGGGTGGAGGAAACCCAAAGTGTGTAAAGGAATGCGGGTCAGGGGCCTCAGGGGCCTACTGCACGGAAAAGGGCACATGCCATCCTTGCTATGAAGTTACTTGTGGATGGTACACCTGCGACCCCAACATTGGATGCACCCTCACAGGGGGAACGGGTGCCAACATGACGGAAAAACCACCTGGGGCCTTTGACTCGTTGGAGGCATGCATCAAAGCCAACTGTGTGGGAAAGAACCCGGGTGGTGGGGAAGGAAATGCATGTGTGGGTCCAACAAACCCATCTTGGAGTGTTACCTGTGTGAAAGCATGTGGGGCGTCGTCCTACTGTAAAACTTCCGGCCTGTGTCACTGCGGCAACGCATCACCCAACCTCATTGAGTGTGGGGAGTTTGGATGTGTAGAAAATGTGGGATGTGTCCATCCGCCAACGGGGTTTAAGGGAACCGTCTACTCAAAGAAGGCCTCTTGTGAAGCCAATTGCCCTTATGGCGACCGGCCACCCCTTCCACCCCTGACCTCGCCAACGCCTGGTCCTGCATCCCCCCTTCTCACCATGCCTGCCTACGCACAGGCCTACACCCAGACTTGGATGGCAAAGAAACCCTTAAAGGCCGGCCGAACGGCACGTTTCACCCTGTGGCACGAGGGGATTAACGCGTCGATCCAATCGGATCCCAACTTGTGTGCACGCTACGTGTCTGAAATGATTAAGTTTGTGAAGGATCAGCTGATTGACCGCGTCTTTCTTGTGATTGCCGACCCAGGGGCCATGAAGAACTGTGTAAAAACCTTTGCCTATGCCCAACCCAATTTTGTGTTAAACTCTTACCTGAAGGAGTTTGACCGGCAGGGGGTGGATCCCTCTGTGGTGATTGGCGTGCTTCCCGATGTTGACCCAAAGGACGCTTGGTCCTATAAGCCAAAGCTGACGGGTGGCATTAAGTACAACAATCCCGGCTACAAAAACACGATTCCTCAAGAGGCTCCCTACTTTGGGGTCTTTCACCAACCCTACCACTACTGCTCGGGGGATGGGAAGGAATGCTTTGGGGGCACAGAGGACGGAAAGGCCAATGCTTGTGGAGTTGTAAAGTACGTGTGCGAAGACGCATCCAAACCCTGTTGCATCGGGTTTGAGGACGGAACCCCCAACAACCTTGAGCAGCTCATGGCATGGATCAACGACGTGAACCAAATGGCCGTCGCGGATGGAACGACAAAGCGACGCATCACGGCAATTGCCTTTGACGGTGAAGACTTGGGTGTCTATGGTGCCGATAAGTACGGGATGGCCCAAGCTTGGCAGGCCGCTCTCCATTATGCACCCCTGCCTTCAGACTCGTCAAAGTCCTGGATCAATGAGATTGGTGTGGCGAAGCAGGGATCCCTCACTCCCTCTGCCCTTGGCTCCAACGCCGCCTACCCTGAACTCTACTGGATCAATGAGCTTAAGATTTGTCCACTGTATAAGGACTACGTTCCCCCACCCCTCGCTGCGTCAATGTGCGATTCAACTTCTGCTGACCTTTCGCTTACCTTAGGTCAACGAGCAGGCGCCACAAATACCGGCAACTTGGACTGTAAAACGTCTGGCTATTGTACATCGTGCCCTGATGGCACATGTTCCGCTTGTGTGCAGGGATGGACTCTTGTGAATAATGTGTGCCAGCGCGACTGTTATGAAACTTGTTCGCAAATACTAGGAGACACCCAATCGTGTAAGTCACCAAGTGCCTTCTCGTCCCCCTGTGACATGTGTAAGGGGGCCTCCTACACCGACTACCAAACCTGCGTCGACTCCAATAACTCACCTGCCGACTGTGAAAACTGCCGCAACTGCAGACAGAAAATCTACCAGACCTACAGGAATGATCCAAATGGAATGTTGGCCGCTTGGCAACCATACCTGAAGACTCAAGGTGCACAAAACTTTTGCAAACCAGAAAATGTGGGCATCTGTCCCCTCTTCTCCATTGAGAGGTCTCATGCGATTGACGGCTACAACACGTGCATCCAAAAGGACGTGGACCTGTGGGCTAACACCCCAGGGGTGTCTTTCTGTGGAACCTTTGACGGCTTTGGATCTTGGGATTGGGATAAGTTTGAGGAGATGCTGAATTTGACGGCGTCCTTCTTAAACATCAAAGACGTTGGCATCTACGAGTGGCAGTTCATCCCGCCCCAGTGGAGAGGTGTGACGGCCGTGTCAAAGACATGTTCCCCCGCTTGCATTAATGGCTACTGTGACACCTCAACAGGTCTCTGCATTTGTCCTCTCAACTACTCAGGCGACCAGTGCCAAATCCTCCCCAACACTCCAGCGACGCATGGATGTCAGGTGGCTGGATGCCAAACCTGCGCTTCGGGTGACCCCACAAAGTGTCAAACTTGTAAGTCAGGCTACACCTTGAAGGGTGATATTTGCCAACCAAACACCCCCACACCCGTCCAATGCAATGTCTTACACTGTGCAAAGTGTGTGGATGGGTCTTCAACCCAATGCGAAACATGCGACTCTGGTTTCCATGGTCCCTCCTGCGAACCCAACACTCCCACACCCGTCCAATGCAATGTTTCCAACTGTGTCACTTGTGTTTCTGGATCGTCAAGCCAATGTGCTCAGTGTTCTCCAGGTTTCCATGGACCTTCTTGTACACCCAACACTCCCACACCCGTCCAATGCAATGTTTCCAACTGTAAGACGTGTGCGTCTGGGTCCTCCACAAAGTGCTCGGTTTGCAATGATGGTTACGCCGTAAAGTCGGATGGAACCTGTGCCTCTTGTTCATCCCTGTTTGGGTCATGCTCTTCTTGTACTTCGACCGAGTGTACTGATTGCACAAACGGCACCCATTGGAATGGCACCACTTGTGTGGCCTGCCCTTCAGGAACTCATTGGTCTCCATCATCAAACCTTGAAGCATCAGCTCCACCAACTGGATGCATTCCCAACTGTGATGTTGCCAATTGTCAAACATGCACGAACCCCTCTACCTGCCAAACATGTTCTTCAGGATACTTCTTATATGGTGGAAAGTGTGTGGCCACCTGTCCAACCGGCACCTATGGATCAAATGGAAAGTGTGTACCTTGCTCATCGAATTGTGCTACTTGTGATGGATCTGGGTGTTCGAAGTGTGCTTCGGGTTACTTCCTTTCAGATGAATCTTGTGTCTCTCAGTGTCCAGACGGAACCTATGGATCGAATGGTGTGTGTGTGAAGTGCCCTGAAGGATGCGCCACATGCAACGGATCCGGATGTCAATCTTGCATCTCAGGCTACTCAAAGTCTGGAACTTCATGTGTGTCCTCTTGCCCCTCCGGCACCTATCCATCGGGGGGATCATGTGTTCCTTGCTCTTCTCACTGTGCATCTTGTGATGGGTCTGGGTGTCAAACGTGTTCCTCGGGCTACTTCCTCACTGACAAAGGAGCCTGTGTGGCCACCTGCCCTACAGGATCCTATGGGGCTGCTGGTGTGTGTGTCCCCTGTCCCACCGGATGTTCGGCCTGTAACGGAAGCGGTTGCCAGACTTGCTCCTCTGGATACTACCTCGACGGTGATAAGTGTGTCACCCAGTGTCCCACAGGGACGACTCCTCAAGCAGGAAAATGTGTCGGATGTGGGTCAAACTGTGAGTCTTGTGATGGATCTGGCATGTGTACAAAGTGTTCATCAGGCTACTTTTTATATTCTGGATCTTGTGTGTCAAAGTGTCCTTCGGGCACCTTTGGATCGAATGGCCAGTGTGTGACCTCTTGCCCTTCAACCACTTACCCTTCCAATGGCCTTTGTGCACCATGCCCCACCGGGTGTTCGGCTTGCAATGGTTCAGGTTGCTCTGCATGTTCTTCAGGCTACTCCCTTTCCGGATCGTCTTGTGTGGAGACATGTCCCCAGGGAACCTACTCAAAGGCCGGAGTATGCACGGCTTGTGGTACCAATTGTGTGGCCTGCGATTCTCAGGGACGATGCACGGCTTGCGTGTCTGGCTATCATCCTTCTTCTTCACTTTCATCCCTCACCGTCCGCAACGAAGGGTTTGATGCATCTCTCCTTGGGTCATGTGTGCCCAATGGGCCTCCTCCTTCGACATGTTCGGTGGCCCATTGTGCTCAGTGTGCATCTGGTGATCCATCGACTTGCGCCCAGTGTTCTTCAGGATTTACCTTATCGACCGATGGGAAGTCTTGTTTGCCAAACACCCCACTCTCTTGTAAGGTTTCAAATTGTTCCGAATGCGTGGATGGAGACCCTTCAACCTGCCAAAGATGTGCCTCGGGTTATACCTTAGCCAATGGCCAATGCAACGCATCAACCCCCCAATCTTGGGTAAAGAAACACCTTCCCGTCGTTGTCGGAGCATCGGCAGGTGTGTTTGTCCTTCTTATCATCATCATTGCAGTCGCAGCAACCCACCACCACTGAAATCGAAAATAAATATTCTCTATATCCATTTCCTATGTGTAAAAAGTGAACATTCATTCCTTACAATTTATTCATGTATTTCCAGTTTCTACTTGGATGTCTTTTGCTTTCTCTTATTCAAGCATCCACCTTTGTCCACATGACGGACATTCACTATGATCCCTTTTACGAAGTTGGGGCACCTGCTTCATGTGCCTTTGGTCCACTTGGGATGAAGTGTTGTCGAGGAAACTCAGTTCCCCTTCAACCCTATCGGTCGGCCCTTCCTTCCGGTGACCACATGTGCGACTCTCCCTTAAACCTGATCAATGCAACCTTAAGAGAGATTGCTCGCCAGAACCCCGACTTTGTCCTTTGGACAGGAGATACGGTGGGTCATCACTTAATTTACCAAGGTTACATGAAGAACATGAACACCATAAAGGATTTATCGGCAGTCGTCTATGGCATTTTAACCGCGGAGAATGGAATTCCCGTCTATCCTCTTGTGGGGAACCACGACACCTTTCCCATTGATCAATTTCCAGGGGAGCCGTACACCCAGGACCTAACTCGCCATTATCTCGAAGCATGGGCTCCGTTTTTCCCAAATGATTCAGACTTTAATCGCACTATGCTTGAGGGTGGCTACTACTCGGTCCCCCTGAAAAACGGGGTGCGGATTTTAGCACTCAACACTTTGTACTGGGATCCTTTCAACCGGGTTAACCATTCACCAAAAACTCAAGAAGCTTGGATGAAATCAGTGTTGAATGATGCGGAGGCAAAGGGAGACACTGTATGGATTCTTGGACATGTTGCTCCAGGAGCGTCCGAGGCTACCCAAGACTACACCGACTTAATGGTCAATCTTTTAGAAACCTATGCATCAACCATTCGCTACCTTTTCTACGGCCACACTCATAAAGACACCTTTGTTCTTCTTGGAGATCACCATGTTGGGTGGATGCCTGGATCCGTTCTCCCCGACAATCACGCAGTTGCCTTTCGGACCTACACCTATGATTCACCCTCCATGACACTTGAAGACTACACTGAATTTTGGGCTCATCTTCCTTCTTCATCGGTTGAGGCCTTTCATTTTTACAAAGCCTACTCGGCAAAGGACGCCTTTGGTCTGACATCCATGGAAGGTCCAGGATGGAAGGATTTTTGGAATCGAATGAGGAAAGATGGAGATCTTTTTCAAAGGTGGTATGAATTCTCCTTTGTGGGTGGGCCCTATGTCCCCTCTTGCCAGGGTGATTGTCGGAACAATCTTTTAGGATCTCTCTATATTCGGCCCAAACAATAAATGTCAAGGAGTCAAAGAAGCCATGTCCATATTATTTCCATATGGGGAGATTTTGCCCACTGTCCATACTCTACCGCTGCAAAGGATGTGGGAATGAAACTCAAAAAGGAAGGCCATAAGGTGTACCTTCACAACATTCCCATTAACCTCTTTCGCACTCTAAAGTCAAATCGCTTAACCATTGAATCCACGGAAGACATGTTGCGTGGAATACCACCCTCGGAGGTTTCCACCCTGACCATGCCAGTGATTAAGGTGGATGGGAAATGGATGAAGGGCGGATCGGTGGAGTTTAGGAATTGGGAGACGAAGCTCCAAAAGGTTAAACCATCAAAGGTGAGGTCAAGATCAAGGTCAAGAAAGTCGAGGGTAAGATCAAAATCAAGATCCAAAAGAACAATTCGAAGATCAAGATCTTTGACTGCCCGAAGAATTCAATCTTTAATCCGAAGGTCGTAAATAAGAGAAATACGAAAATGGAGATAAGTATACCACAACAACCACAACATTTCTTTGACATGCAGGCCCTGTCTCCCGCATGGTATCCTCCAAGCTATCTTTCCACAAAATCCACCAAGCAACCCGTCTCCCCCAAACCAACCAAGCAACTCGACGATGATACTCTTATAGATGAATGGTTTCGTGTCGTCTCAGAGTGTGGTACCATTTGTAAGGATTTTGTGCTTGGAAAGTGCGAACGGACTCATTGTTACTACGAACATCCAAGCCCACTCGGAAGTCTTCGATGGAAGGATGGGACTCAAATTTGCGTCGCCGACCTCTTTGGCGAGACGTGCAGAAGGGGAAAGCGTTGCACATTTTTCCACCCATCCACAAAGACCATTCCTTCATCTTCGTCTCGGTTGGACCGCATTAGGCGGTCTCAGCGAGGTCCTCCGTCTTGTTCACCCATCACCTCTCGTTGTGACAGAGTGACTTGGTGGCGTGAAAGGGAGATGAAGCCCATTGCTCCTCCTCCCCATTCTCACGAAGAACCAAAGACTCGTACGGTTGCTATTCAGACCGACCCCGTCGTCGCAGTAGACGCCTATTCTCTTTTTGAGGGACCATCACTTTTTGCATGTCCTGTTGTTTTCTAAATAATCATCACATATTCAAATGTCTCACGACTTTTCTAAATTTTCATCCTTAATTAAGACCATTAAGTCGTTTGGTATGCCCAAACCAAGTGACTTTGAAGAATGGGTCATTCGACTTGGATCTTTTCTCTCGAATCGGGTTATCCAGTGTCAATGGTTCACGGCAGAAATTGAGGCAAAGACTTCAGATGGGGCATACACCATCATGATTGATCCATCAGACTTTAAGGCCATTGGCTCAATTCATGTGTTTCACAAAGGTGATCCCATGGTTACTGAATCCCATACCTATGTGGGGAAAACTCCTTCGGAGGGACCTACTCCATTGAAAATGCTTCAATTATCAAAGAATCAGATCCGTTGAAAAGTGCATGGTAGAAATCAAGCATGAAGAATAAAAGAATGTCAAACACAATCTTATTGTTGGGATCAACTGGTTGGATTGGTGGTCAACTCCAAAGGATTTTTGAAGAGGAAGGCTATAAGGTCGTCCCATCCATCCAGCGCTTAGATGCTCGGTCCTTTGACGTCTTTCGTCGAGAGGTGGAGGCTCATAAGCCTCGGGCCGTTATTTCTTGCGCCGGTCTGACTGGCCGACCCAATGTGGATTGGTGTGAGGACCATCGTCATGAGGTGATTCGAGTAAACCTCATTGGAACCCTTACCTTGATGGAAATCTGCGAAGAGTTGGAGCTTCACCTCATTTCAATGGCGACGGGTTGCATTTTTTCCTATGCCGAAGATCACCCTGAACCCTTCTCGGAGAGCGACCGGCCAAACTTTGACGGGTCTTTTTATTCGCTTACAAAGGGGATGGTGGACACTTTGGCATCGAATTATAAGTACACTCTGACCCTCCGTCTCCGGATGCCCATCTCTTGTGATGGCAACCCAAGATGCTTTGTCACAAAGATTTCATCCTATGAAAAGGTGGTGGACATTCCAAACTCCATGTCCGTTCTTCATACCCTTTTGCCCCTGGTGCCTCGAATGTTGGAGAGAGACATTCGCGGTGGACCCCTCAACTTTGTCAACCCTGGAGTCATTTCCCACAATGAGATTCTTGACATGTATAAGGAGTATTTGGATCCCGAGTTTACCTACACCAATTTCTCAGAAGAAGACCAAGCAAAGATTCTTAAGGCCGGTCGGTCCAACAATGCTTTGGACACAACCCGTTTGGTGTCCCTTTTCCCCCATCTCCCAGACATCCATGATGCTGTTCGCCAGGCCTTTGTGAGGGCATCGGAGGTATTGGGGAAATCAAAGAATGGCGATCTGAATTCAGGACTCGATGAAAAAATTGTGGTTCGAATTCCCGAAATTAAAGAGTAAGAAGTAACGCTTGGGATTCATCGTCAAGTCGGGTCGATCGTCTCTCGAGAGGAAACACACATTGAGGACAATAAAATCGTAGAGGAATCCTTTCATCTTCCTTCAACACATAATAGGGAAAGTTTCGATGGGGGCAAAATGCTCGAAAGCACTTTGTGCAGAATTCAGTCTTATTCCTCAGGCGCGAAATTGCCGTTCGTCTTGAGGGTTGGCGCTGAACCACCTTTGGTTGGGCCGATGACTTTAGGGATCGTTCAAAGGCACGTGCATTTCGATCGGCTAGGCGGAGGGGTTCAGGTTCCCTGTAGTGGCAAAGGGAAGACACAATGGTGAGGGCATCCACTTGGGAAATCTTATGGCCAGGCGAGATGTAGATTGGATTTATAGTCTTTGGTGAGCGAAACGCATAACCGTAGAAGATTCCAGAGACGCCCTTTAAGGGGTAGGTGGTGAGGCCACGTGTGGCCATCCATTGTTTAATATCGCGTGAGAGGCCGTCAATCATGTGGATGTTTTTCGCAACTCCAATTGTGGGAATGGTTTCAAGAACCCCAAAGTGAGACGCCGACCCACACAAACGTGGATGAAGGATTCCATTTCCGTCAATCAAAACCACTTGGGGGTGGAGGGATCGGTGGACATTCCGTTTGAGAAAGGACCACATGTAACGGTAGAGGGGGACTTCGCGAAAGCCGAGGTAGCCGGCTTTGTACTCAAGGGGCTTTGATGGATACAAAAAAGTCTTTGACCAAACCTCCTTCCCTCGAGGAAAAGTGCAAATGGATGCGGAAACAATGGCCGTTTTTTCATTCAACCATTGGATGTCAAGACCTGCAACATGGCTTACTCTTGACACATCAAGCGAAGATGTGGTTTGAACTTGAGATGCCAAATGCAATTGAATTTCTTCCATTTATTTCAAGTATCGTGACAATAAAGTTGAGAGTTGAATTCATTTCCCCAAAACTCTCGTTCTTACTTCCACTTACCCAAATTCAAAATTGAAAAATCAAAGTTTCATGTCAAAATCGGTGTTGGATCATATGGGGGGTCACTACCTATTCTGATTTGAGGGGCGAAGACTTTGACAGCTGGATCTCATTTTTGACCTCCCTATAATAAAAGAATGAATTTTTCTTGTGATACCATGAATGGCGTTGTAGGTGCCCCAGGCCAGGGTGTCTTTAAGAACCGTGTTGCGGCCGACAACCTTTGCGGCGTTGATTGCTATGCCATGGGTGCCACCCCCGCATGTGTGGGTCACTTTACCGGCTATGTGGATGCCCGCCTCCACCCCTGCCCGTCCTTAACCCAGTGTGAGACCACCCAAGTTACTGGTTTGGGTGCTGAGATGAGGACATGTTATGGCAGTGGTCAATCCAACTGTCCTTCGGGTTATACTTGCCAAGATATGTACTGTTGCTCTCCTTCTTGTGCTCAGTCTGGAAACATATGTTCCTCTTTTAACACCTCTGGACCTTGTGCTCCAGTGTCGGCAAATCCTGTCACCCACCACCATCACCATAAGAAACATCCCCATAAGAAGCATCGCCATGGCCACCCGTCCATCTTAACCCACAAGAAGCACCATCCTTCTCCTCCCCATCCTTCTCCTCCGTCATACACCCCTCCGAGTGCTGAATGTTTGGCGAGTGTTGAACAAAAATATAAATCACTGCAGCGTCCTACTTCAGTTATGATGCCTGGGAGTACGGCTCAAGATGTTTGTGAGCCTCAAGGGCCAAGGTCTGGCCCAACATCTGGGTGGTATTTTTCGAATGGCTATTGTGTGAATGGAGGAAACATTTATGGTTATACCAACCCGGACTTAACTGAGGCATTTAACCTTTGTGTGACACCAATGCCTAAAGTAACTCAGCTTTTTGCATCATATGGTGACTAAGCCATTCTTTTTGGCCCTCCACTTCAGTTGTCAAAAGTTGACATTTTTTGAAAGGAAAAAGGATTACAATTCAAATAGACAACCAAGTTTCATCCAACAAAGAAATGACTTCGTCCGCGAGTTCAATGACTTCGGCATCGTCCGAGGCATCCGCCTTTACCTTTTCACAAAAGGCCTTCATGTCTTCAACCACCTTTAGCTTTGCTTCAGCGTCCTCGAGGGTTGCCGGAATCCGGGCATGAGCTGGATGAGATGCCGAAGCTTCACGAAGAATGCAAGTCCTGAGGTCTTGGTAAAGGGCCTCTGAGGTTTTGACAGGTTTGTCTTCCTCTAAGAAGGGATTGTCACCCATGTAGAGGTGAACCTGTGTCCAATACTCACCAATAAACGAGTTAAAAATCTGTGTGTAAACCTCTCCATCCGTGTCCGAGTCTTGGGCATTGGCGATGAAGCTCAACCACTCAAAGGGCTTCACCTTCCAAAGCTTATCATCATACTCCTTCTGAAGGGTTCGCCAAAAAGGATCCTCTTCCCACATGCGGACATGGTCTTCTTGACGATCGAGCCAGGCAAAGGCTGACTCGAAGGAAAACCGAAAGAGAAGGTTGAAAAGGTCAGGGGTCAGACGCATCGTCTCCTTTGCGTCGTAAATCTTTAGGATGACTTCCTGATCGACTGGATTAAACACCGATGCAACGGCATCTTCGCGCTTCTTTTCTTCCTGAAAACGCTTTCGCCTCAGTTTTGAAAAGGTTGTGACGTAACGAATGGTCGAAAGGGTCGCATGATATGCGTCTTTACCTTCCCTCAATGCCGTTTGCCATCCGGCATCTACAAGGGTTTTGTAATCTTCTTGGATGGCTCTGCACCGAATCCCGTCTGACGACCCATAAAGTTCAATAGTGAGACAATCATGGAGAGAGACCAAGTCAAACCTTAAGGCATTTTCTGCTTGGTTGACTTGGACATTCTTCACATAGATGGGAAGATCCTTGATGCGCTTTGCAAGGACTTGGATAGAAGAAGACATGGTTTGTGTGGGAAGGAAGAAGTTGAATTGTGATAACAAAGGAGGAATAAAAAAGTTGCAAAGATCACAATTTATTTTCGAGCCTTGATAGACTACACCTCCATTGCCACATGGATTACAAGAGAAACACATCCACCTGCCCTTCATTCTTTTCATAATTAAACTTTAGATCCAGTCATTTCCCACTCAATCGAAGGCGATAAAACATCACCCACTGCAGAGTCTTCACGCGTGTTGGATCGCAAAAATCGAGAAATGGCTTCGGATCGGCTGGGAAGATGCCACAACAAAACAAAAGGCAAAAAGATGGCTGCAATGACTTCGTCGAGAAAGTGACGAATGCGGAGGCGAAAGAGTTTCATAAAGTCATCACGGACGGCTAAGGTATGCCACTGGCCTTCCCACTCAGGTGGGTTGTATTCGATAAACCGTTGAAGGACTTCCATCTTTGCTTGGGGTTTTAGAGGGAGTTCGGTCGGTTCAGGAATAAATACGTGAAGGGATGCCATGAGGAAGGAAAGGACGGCAAGATAAAACAAAAGGTTGCGTGACCCAATGGTGACATGAAGCATGATGGATTCGTCAAAGAGGGTGAGGACGGCGAGGACGGTAAGAAGGGCTGAACAAATAAAGGAAAGGAACTGTGCCGTGGTTTGCTTCACCGGATCATGGAACTGAGCAATGTACTCAGTCGCGGGTTTAAAAGATCCAACCATCCTCTCTTGGAACTCGTGGGGGAGTTCATTGTACTTTCGAAAGAGGGTTCTGGCACGCAGAGTCCACGTTCGAGGTCCAAGATAGTCTTTGTGAGCATGAAACTCTTCGGCATGCTTAATGAGGAAAAAGGTAATGAGAAACATAAAGGCAAAGGGAAGGGTGACGAGGACGAGAAGACCCACAAAAATAGAGCGCTTTCGAATCTTTTTCGCCTCTATCGTCTTCATCGGTCCGGCGAGAACGGCATGGAGGATCCAATAGAGGGACTGTGAAAAGGGAACGTCATAGTAGCAACACCGAATTCGAATGACCCTTTGGCGCACAAGGGCAATCAAATAATTTTCACTCTTCATGATGCGGGCCGACACGGTCTTCATCCATCGGTCAGGGTTTGAAATTCGCTTGTGGACTGCATGGGCCGTCAACAATTCTTCCCAAGACATTGACTGAAGGCGTCGGGTGGACACTCTCAACTCATTCTTCAGGTAGTTGTAGATGCGAAAGGCCGTAAAGATGGCCGGTCCCGTTGCCAAAAGGGCCCACAACCAATAGAGACACATGATGACCATGTTGCCAATGACCATGACGTGCCAAGAGGATGGAGATTCCCAAGCGGACCAGTTGACATAGGACGAAAAGGCTCCACAGGTTCCTGGTTGGCCATTGTGCTCTGGGCAGGTCAGAATCTTTCCCCATTGGACAAAGGAAAACACAAAGGAGCAAAAGAGAATGATAAAGGTCATCGTAAAAAGAGACGCTAGGCGTTTGACAATAAAGTTGGTGAGCCCCTTTGAGGTGTAGTAGAGGTAGAGGTCTGAGTAAAAGTACTCTCCTTGGGTGACATGGTTTGGGGTGGACGATGGACCCATCAACTTTACTCTCGGCCTTGGCGGAGAATCGTCAAGAATAAAATGAGTCTCCATTGGATCTTCTATATCCTAAACTACAATGTAATTTTTTTGAGAATTTTTATTTCTTCCCTTTTTTTTAAAGATGATTGAGGTTGTGGTGGTGCATGGCTTCCCCACCCCCACCTTCCAAGGATGGCTGAAGTGTCAAGGGTGTGAAGTCTTTTCAGAGTCCATGCCTCACCTTGAAGACCTTTTACAGAGTGGAGACGGAGAAGCCATTGTGTACACTCCAAAGAAACTCTATGACCTCACAACCCTCCCGGAGTTTACCCGGTCTCATGTGTTTTACTACACTCCTTGGTGTCTGATTCGCTATGCCTTAACAAAGGGAAAGTTGGTCTGGAAATCAAAAGACATGGGTCGATGGGTTTCGTGGATGACCTGTCATTTCCGCCCTTTGTCAAATCTCTCTGATTCAAACGGAGGAGCACGAGAGTTTGATGCAAAAACCTTTGACTTTTTTAGCCGAGAGGATTTCCTTTCCATGATGGCCCTCTTTCGATCAAAGACTCTGAGGAAACGGATCCATGCATGGATGGAGGATTGGTTGGGCGACTTGGATTCGGCAAAGATTTGCCTGAAGAAGCGTTATGAAGGTATTCCTTTAGTGAGTTGATTTTTATTTCTTCAGGTTTCGGATCCACTTCTTTCCCTTTACCACCAAGACATCTTTAAGAGAGGATGACCCCTTTAAGGCACGACGCAAACGCTTATTTTCTTCCTCGAGTTCCCCAACCCTTTGGATCAAAGGCTCAAAACGCATGCCCATTTCCCTTAAGGATTCTTGGGATGCCTTCCATCCTGCCTTTAGCAATTTCACTTCCATGCTGAGTTCCTCCACTTGGCGCTCCAACCCAAAGTCAATGATGGTATCCCAAGTTGGTTCATCTTCATCTTCTGATTGAACTTCAGTTTGAACTCCAGCCTCGACTTGGATGGGAGAGGGAGGAAGGTCTGGAAAATGGTGTCTAGGAATAAAATCGGAGGAGCACGGGAGATTTGGAAAAGACGCATAGAGGGCGGCCGTGTAAAAGGAGGCCTCAAGATTTTCTTTTCTCTCTTGAACACCTCTCCACCACCTCTGGATGAGGCAAATAGACCTGATGGAAACCTTTAAGAAACGTCGAGCTTTGACAATCCTCCAACCCCCTTGAAGACGGATGGCAAGACTGCGGAGAAGGACAAAGGCTTTTCGATGTGCAATGGCCCTCCACCAGGTTTGGATTCGAACAGCCTTTCTTTGGGTACATCTATAGGTCCACCGTTTTTGCAGAGCCACCACACACCAATAAAATTGTTGATAGCGTTTTCTCCACATCGCCATGCGAACCATTGCCTGAAGGCGAATGGATGATCGTTTGGCTCTCAAAAATCTCCATCGTCCTTGGAGACATTTCACAAGCATTTGAATTTTCAAATAGGTTGATCGTTCCTGAAATCCTTTGAAGGTTGCCCGAATCCGAGTTGCGGCTTCGTCTCGCCTTCCTCGTCGTCGTTCTTCCAGAGTTGAATGCCATTCCTTTTTCAGAAAGACCTTTGTGGTTCCCACTCGAGAGGGGACGTCTTTCACCTCAACACCAATGGCCGTAAAGCGTTTGGCAAAATCAGCGTGAAGGTAACGAACGGGAAATCCAAGACGTGCAATCTTTACGGCTTCAATCACTCCCGAGTAGCGGAGTTGGTCAGCGACTCGAGGGGAAATCCATCTATCGGCTTCCAAGTCATCATTGGATTTGAGACATCGCACATATCCTTGGTGGGTTCCCTCAAGAGTTTCAATGAGGTGATCCAAATTTCGATCAAAGGATGTCAAAAGGGTGTCTCGTTTTTTGTTACGATTTGGAAGAGAAAAATCATCATCATCCTTATGAATTAACCAAGGAAGGGATTCCATCGCAAAGTCCATCCATTCCTTCCCCACGTCACCCTTATTTTTTTCACAAAACCCTTCAGACGAGTAGACAACTGGACCGGCATAGTGGCAAATCTCAAAGCCACCTTCCACCTTTTGCTTTGCAGAAACGGTGATGGGTCCATCGTCCTTCAACTTGGAAGCAAATGTTTGGTCACACCCACGCGGAATCATACACTCTTCGGTGATGGCACAAAGAAGACGGTGAATCGAGGAAAGGACAACCTCGTTGGAGGGAAAGGAAATGTCAGACCAGTCAATGCCCTCCCTCGCGTACTCCGCTTGCTCCTCCACAAAGATGTGGTGGTTGAAGAGTGCCTGGATCCTCTCGTTGGTGTAGTTGATGCAGAGTTGCTCTAAGCCATTGGTCCCAAAGACTTCAAAGCCGAAAATGTCAAGGAGGCCAATGAATGGATTTTTGTCTTCTTTGAATGATAAGATTTCATTGATCCGTTTTACAATCCAGTCAAAGAGGCGAGAGTATAACCATCCTGCCCAAGCATCTGTGGATGACTTTGCTTTGGAGACTGAAAGGTTTGTTTCAATCGTTTCATGCACGGTCTTTATGGTTTTATGGGTGAGGAGGTAGGTGAGTCGGGCTTCATCCACCTTTAGGGTTTGAGCAATCAGGGCGACAAATTCAGGATTGCAAATGGCCGACGAGTCATCGTCAAGGGCATCCCATTCGACTCGTCCGAGAAGACCAATGCCTCGCACCACACTTTCGACCTGTCCAAGCTCCTCAAAGGAGAACCCCATCTTTGTCATCCACTCCCACACGGGTCCGTCTTCGTCATAGGTCCTTTCACAATATGGAACCACATAACGACTGTCATTGATTTGGGATTTCAACGATGGTGAGGTGAAAATGTGAAAGGGTCCTTCGCCGTCACCATGAGATGTCACACGAACCTCTTCAAGGAGGTAGGTCTGAATGGAGGCAGAAGTGATTTGGCCAGTCAGTGGATCGCAGTGAACCTTAATGTACTTTCCAAACCTTGAAGAGTTGTGGTTTCTCAGGGTCACGGCATTGCCAAAGGCTTCAAGAATGGGGTTGGCACAAAGAATTTTTTCATTTAAATCGCTTTTGCCATTGGATAGGTAATCCAAAATAATTCGAGTGGCCACCGTCTTTCCCGCGCCCGATTCGCCAGAAATGAGAAGGGATTGGTTAGACCGTGTGTCCTTCAAGTGATCGAGGGCCTTTTGGGCAACCTGAAATATGTGAGGATTTGTGTGGGTCGATGAGCGGTAGTGTCGCTTAACGTCCTCCCCATAAAGACCTTCAAGCTTTTTAAAGGGGTTGAGGGAAAGCAACATGGACCCCGATAAGGTGTAGATGGAGCCGTTGGCAAATCGAGTCTTTAGGGCATGAAGAAGGGCAGGCTCGTGGAGGTGAACAAGTTTTGTGAGGTCATGGGTATCGAGGGGATTTCCCTCATTTGCAGGGTAAGGAGTTTCCTCATCTTGGAGTATCCAAGAATCCTGTAATTTCAACCAATAGGACATGTGTTTATTTGATAAAGGCTTTAAAGATTGTGAGCAATGGCCACAGTGGAGGAGCAAATGTCGCAAGGGGCGGACAACCAAGGGTTGGGCTCATTCATCATAGCCTCATTCATGGCTTGACGGTTGGCCAGAGACACGAGGGCACGGTATGCTCCAGTGTTGACGGCTCCGGTGATGGAGGGCTGAACGGCGACCGTGTTGAGGGTCTCTTGGTGAAGACGGGGGGCAATGCGGGTGTGGGCCGCGGCATGGTAAGAAGCGCCAAGAACCGACTTATCGGCGGTTGAAGGAGACGTCCAGTGGGGGATCATCATGTCGGGAGTACTAAAGACTTGGGACATTTTTATAAAGCCATACATTTTTTTGAGAAATCAAGGAAGAAAGTTAGAGTTGAAGTCAAAAGTTTATGTAGGTGAAAATCATAGAGTTCAAGTTAAATTACTTTTGACATGAACTAAGACAAAAGTTCTCAATCCTAACTCTTCCTTTCAGGCATCAATGTGATTTTTGATACGCAGGCCAAAGTTGATAAACTTCTTTGATAAATCCTTTTGAACAAACTCCTTGAAGCTCTAAGAGGGGGACCATGTAATGGCGCGAGTAGGCAATGGAAACCTTTCGCTTTAAGTTATTCTGATACACACACCAAGATTGGATTTGGGCACGAATATTGCCTCGATGAAGATGAGCAATAATGTCATAGGGAATCTCTTCTTGGTGTCTTAAAAGTTCAATGGCCCGTTCGGCAGGATGGCTTTTGGAAGACCAACATCCCATTGTCCTTTCCCTTTTCCTTTCATCCTCGAGGAAAATGGAAATCCCTCTAACCACTTGATAAAATTTTAAAAAGAAAAATAAAAACAATGAGTCGATCAAGATCGAAATCCAAACGATCGAAATCCAAAAGACAATATCGTAAAAGGTACAGTCAACATACCTTTCTAAAAACCCCAAGTCGATCCGTCATGAGGGAGGGATACGTCCCAAATTATTTGGCAAAATCCCTCGAACTCAACCGGGTTCTCCTTCGCCTCCTAAGCGGAAAGGAAAGTGGAGTTTCAAGATTTCTTTTAGAAAGGCGAAAGGAAGTATTGCTCGATGTTTTGAAACCCAAACTCCAGTAATTCAAACCGAAAATTTCAATAAATCACCAACCCTCCCAAGGGACATGTCCAATTGACCGTTTATATTTCATTTTGTCGAAGTCCATTTTTTCGAATCTCTCAAAAAACGTGTTCAGATTCTCTGACACAATCACAAAACCCATTACAAATGCCCTACCTTCGTGAGTTCTCCAAGAAAACCCTCTGTTGCACCCTTACTACAACTAAGGATGGAAAGAAGATCATTAAGATCCATCCCTCCAAGGCCCAACGCTCTCAGATTCGCGGTCAATTGGGTGATGACTACATGGCCGAGCCCGTGATTCCCTTGAAGGAGCCCGGTTCTCATGACGGTATGGCCTGGCATTCCCAGGAGGAGGTGCCTGTGAAGGCTCCTTCGGTGTTTGTCCGCATTCCTTGCGAGGAGACTGCGGAGTTTTTCAAGGCCGTTGATGCCATTCTCCCCGACGAGATGGAGCGTTTGGGTCTCGGCAACGAATACAAGAGGGACGACTACCGGCCCCTCGTCAATGTGAAGGACGGCCAAACTGCCGTGTCTGTGAAGATGAACGTTCAGGGATCTGAAAAGCAAAAGGCTGTGGCCATTCACGTCATTGAGGAGGATGCTGAGGACCCCCGTGACGGTGACGTCCTTGAGATTAAGCCTGGACAAGTGTCTGCCATGTACATGGATGTGGCTCTCGCCTCGATCTGGAAGGTGAAGCGCGATTGGGGGACCACCATTTGGGCCAATGAGGTCTACCTTCGCCCCACCCAACAGGAGGCTATGGTCATTGGCGGCATGACGGCAAAGGGTGGTAAGTTCACTCAGCGAAAGGAGGAGGACTCGGCTCCCCCCTCTTCTTTGCCCCACAAGGAGGAAGAGACTACTGGTTCCAACGATGATAACAACGATGCCGGGTCTGTCGCTTCTGGTTCTGCTCATGGTTCGGATGGTGAAGGTGGAGATGATGGTGGTGACGATGATGGTGGTGAGGCACCTTCTCCTGAGCCTTCGGATGAGTCTGAGTCCGAGCCCACTCCTGAGCCTGAGCCTAAGAAGGAGAAGAAGCGTCACTCTTCCTCCCGACGTAAGTCTTCGAAGCGTCGTCAGACGGAAGACGAGTAAACCCTTTTCTTAGTAAGAAATTTGGTTATTTACACTCACACATGAATAAAAATACATATTACAAATTTCTAATCTTATCACATTCAATTTATTATGTCTTCCTCCCTCGATGTGAAAAAGGCCTTGGCCATTGTGTTATATTCTCCGGAGGCAATTTCCCAAGTCCAATCGATTCGAAAAGATCATGATGCGGCCTTTCAGCGGTGGCCTCCCCACATCAACTTTGTATTTCCCTTTCCCTCTCTTTCTGATCTTGATGTGACAACTAGACTTGAAACCCTAGCAAAGGCCCTTCAAGACTTTGAGCCTTTTGACATCACCCTAGACACCTTTGACTGTTTTAAGCGGAAGCGCGATGCGACGGTTCACCTCGTTCCAAAGGTGTCGGGGGATTTCCTCTCCAAACTTCACCAAGTCATCATTGACTCTCTTGGCCTTCCTCCTCCCTCACGTCCCTTCCATCCCCATCTGACGGTTGGCCAGTGGAAAAAATCCAAGGTGGAGGGAGCCATGCGAGGACTCCAAACATCTTTTACACCAGTGACCTTTCGAGTTTCTCACCTCGATTTTTTGAAGCGTGGAGACGACACTCCCTTTATGACCCATATTACCATTCCCTTAGGTTCATCTTAAATTTTAAAACATCGGAATACATGCCGTGTTGACAATGGTTCCTGTTGGGGTGTAAGTCGCACAAGGAAGGGTTAGGTAGGGAGAGACGGGCATCCATGGATAGGGGCCAGGCAAACCACACCCATAGCAATCGTAAGGGTAGTAGTCATAATCACAACACCGTCTTCTTCTTGGAGAGCAAGATCGGTTACGATCACATGAATAATCCCTATGGTGAGACAAAGGCTTTAATGGTTTGAAGCGTCGTCTTCTTAATCTTCGTCTTGACATTCTCAGTTTGGGTTTCATTTTATTTTTAAATAGAAATCAATCAAAAATCTTTCAAATTTAGAGTATCGTCATTTATTTATCGATCAAGTTCCTTCACATCACCTTCCACAATGGCCACCGTTTGGTAGACTTGAGAATCATTAAACATGGCAAAGGGAAAGGAAAAATCACCATAGTAGCCCCACTCCACCCCAAAGGAGTTTCTCACATGAAAGGCTTGAGCTTCCTCTGAGTACCCAATGATGAGGACACAGTGGCCCATGTGGTGGGAGGGTCCCTCATTGTCGGGAGGGGGTAAGCGAAAGGCGGGCGAGTAGACTGAAAGGTTCTTTGCGAAGTGAGGGTGAGACGATTCAAACGGAGGAGAACGAGAGTTTGATTCAAACGGAGGGGCCTTTGACGAATGTTCAAAGAATGCCTTTTGTTTGTAAAACACCTTCATGTTGATCACCACTGGTTGAGAGGCCTTTAAGGCTTGAAGAACGGCGTCGGCCGTGTTGGGGAGACCCCTAGACTCACGAAGGCGAAAGACGTAGGAAGCCTCGAGAAAGGGATGGTCTCTCAGGCGATGAACAAGGCGTCGGTCGTCAGGTTTGTCCTCTGGCCAAAACGACGCAGGGGGGACTCCAATCTCAAAGACGTCAAGACCAATCGTCACAAAGCCACCACAGTACTTATCACACACTCCATCACAGTTTCGGCCACATGCACACTTTCGATTGGTTTTACATTCGAGTTGGCGCATGCGGTGGTAGGCAAAATTGACCGAAGGAACTTGGCGATGGGAATAGATGATTTGTTTTGCCCTCTCCGATCCATTGAGGCATACTAAGGCAATGGCATAGGCCAAAGAGGCCGCCACACAGGCTTCATTGTCTCCTTGAGAGTACGGATGGAGGGTGTCTGGATGGAGCTTATGGGTCTGAATGGCTTCAAGGATTAGGTTTCGAGTTTTAAGGGGACTTTTGCCTGGAAAAGGTGGTGATGATCCATGTGAAGGTGTGGCGTTTAACCTAAAAAAGAGGAACCGGCGGGAGTGCCCTCAGAAAGGGGAGATGAAAGGATGCCTCCATAGGTAGGAACGCGGGGAGTGGCATCTCCAAGAGTGGCAGTGAATCCTTGCCCGACGGGGAGACCTCCGGACATGGTTCCAAAGTTCTGGTTCGTCACCGACATGACGGTGCCTCCAAGAACACCCTGAGCATTGGTAAATCCATGGGTTGACACCGCAGCTTGACCGGCGGCGGAAGACAGGATGCGGGTGGCCGCAACGGTGGAAAGAGCAGGGTTTGACTTTTGGTAGGTGGTGGACTGGACGCCGGCAGAGTCAAGAGCGGAAACGGCCTGAGACTGGGCGTAGAGGGAAAGCCAAGGAGAGGATACTTGGCCAAAGCCGAGGCGCTGGGTGTTGAGCAAGCAGGCATTGAAGGCGGGGTCGGGGATAAGGGAGGAGTAAGGATTGGTGATTGCCACCGAAGCGGAGCAGGGGGTTGTCTTTGAACCTGGGCACTGGACAGACATTTTATTAGGTAGGTATATTATTTTAGATCTTTGGGTGATGAAATCGAGAAACAAAAAAATCAACCACTTTCAACTTTTCCCCAATGGCTGATCAAAAGCTAAACTTTACTCTTGAAAAGGAAACAAAAAACACCGTCCGCTACAAGGAAAATCCTCCTGAACGTTCAGCTCCAGTCATCGGATCTCTCTATGTCCAAAAGTGGTACTTTAAGGGTGGCGCACCAAAGACAATCTCTCTAACCCTCCACGTGAATGAAGACCTTGGAGATCGAAGTGATAGTGATTCTGATTGAAAAATTCATAAAAGAAAAAAAGGAGCAATCAATTCATAAATTTTGAGCAAGCTCAAAATCAATCAAATGTTGCGAAAGCAATCAATTCATAAACAATGGCCATTCGTCTTCGTCAATCACCATGAGAGGAGGATCTTCTCTTAAAGGTGTTGAACATGAGGCTCCACCCTTTTTGTTTCTGTGGTGCTTATGGTGATGATGGGGAACGGGTCTTGGATGTCTATCATGTCTATCATGCCTCTGGTGATGATGCCTTCCTCCAACAGTCACCCAATCACACTGGGGGCCTTTACACAAAAGGGTGCGGTAAGGCACACCATAGTAATCATCGGCGTCTGGGTAGTAGGGAGAACCCCAAGGAGAACCAATGCCTTGATAAGGATATCCGCCCCAAATTGAGTAGGGACCATTGTAGTACTGAACGTTTGTTGGGTTTGTGTAAGGGTTCACGTAAGGATTTTGGCCAGGGTACCAAGCGACTTGGGTCATTCGGCCATCCCATTGAGGAACATAGCGAATTCTTGGTGAAGACATTTATTCTTATTCTTTAAATGAAATTCTCTAAAGACTCAAATTCATTTCTTCGTCACATTTCCACATTCCCTTTCCACCCTTCGTCATGGACTCCTTTGATATTACCAATCCAACCTCGGTTTCTCCACCAAGGCGTCCTGATGAGCGAAGCGGTCCACATGATCTTGATGAGCCAAGGCGAGAACGAGAAGATCGACCAAAGGTGCCAAGGTCTAAGCGTGACGAAAGGCATCCAAGGGGAGATAGGAGGTCTAAGGATGGAAAGAGAAAGGGAACTCACCGAATCTGTGTTAAGGGTCGCGGGGTTGACAAGTGGGAGACGTCTCAGTACTTTAACATCTTTGGCCAGTTTGGAAAGATTCGATCGGTCGACCAGTTTCGAGGCGCAGTCTTTATTTCCTTTTGCGATCCTTCATCCGCAGATGAAGCTCAGTCAACCTCACCTCTTGACATCAACGGAGACCGGTTTTATGTCAACTTTGCAAAGGGTGACATTTACCAAGACTTTACAAAGAGAGGAGATCGTCTCCCTCCTCCCTCCTTTCACCCATCTCCCTCGTTTCACCATGCACCGATGGATCACTTTGCCCCTCCACCCCCTCCGTCTCATGGAGCCTATGGCTATGCTCCTCACCCCCATGATCCTTATGCTCCGGATCGCTATGCACCTCGTCATCGGGGGGATGAGAGAAGGACCGATGATCGGAGGCATGAGAAGAAGCGTTACTCTCCCGCTCGCTCATACGATCGCGATGACTCCGATGACTATGGGAGGAAGCGTCGTCACTAAACCTTGATGTATTTCTTTCATCTCCTCCGTCTAAATCTGAATCAGAATCCCCTTCAAATTGATCAATTAGATCATCAAGGCGATCCTCTAAAGTCTTAATTCTCTCCATGATAAGTGTATGTTTGTTTTCTAGACGAGACACAGAATCTTCTGACGATGAAAAGAGAAAATAAGATAAGGCAGTTAAGATAAACCCAAACGCAGCACCAGTTACAAAGCAGATCATACTTTATGAATGAATAACAATTGCAAATCTATTATTTAAACTTATCTCGATGTTAATAATTGCCTTCTTAAAGCTTCGTTGTGTTCATCAATCTCCACTGGATCCATAGCAATCAATTGCTCCTCCGTAAGGGGAAGAAGAATCTTTGTTTTTTCCTTTGATACATCATCATCCCTTAATTCAGAACCATCATCCTTCTTTTTATCTCCCTTTGATCGCTTTGTTGCATCAGTCTCAAACTTGAAGGACCCCGACTCCATGTGCTCCTTTCGCTTTGCCTTTTCCTTTTGGACTGAAAAGTGGGCGTCTCTCACTTCGGCTTCCTTTCCGAGGCGCATGGCAAAGTGGCCCATCGTCGATGCCCTCGACTGTTTTTCGGTGAGGTTCTGAAGGCGACGACACCCAAAGGACACATCGTCGTCTGTCAACTTTCGGCGTCGGCCATTCTTTCCAAAGATTCCCTTAAAGGTAAACTCCGACTCAATGTCGGGAAAGAGAATGCGCAACTTATTGAGGGGCGCCACCATGAGGTCGGAGGAGTAGCCATTGCAGGGTTTTCCTGAAATGCGGTCTGTCGTCTTTACACAGAAGCACCGCTGACGGATGCCACCCTTCGAAATCACAAAGTAGATGGTTGACGTGCTGTGGTCGTCTCCCTTATTGAGGCAAAAGAGAGACCCCTCGCCACGCACATTGAGAAAGTAGCGCTTTACCCCCGTTTTTGACTCGGTCCAAAAGGCAGAGTGGAAGAGGAGTTTCTTATAGTGGGAATTGATCTTGCGGACCATCTCAATTAAGACCTTTGACTTTAGTTCCTTTTCGTCAAGATAGTGCTTTGGACCATGGCCTGTGTCTTTTTTGATGGGCGGTCGTTTGGATCCACTGATCTTTCCCTTTCCCTTACCGGAGGAGGTCGTGGGTTCAAGGGGAGGAGGGCATCCAAGGTAGGGGGCAAATCCCTTTGAGGGAAGAGATCGATGAGAACGGACTGACGTCATGCGAATGGTGGTGTAAAGGTTCGCCTTCAGCTGACGCAGCAGGATGGCGTCAAGTTGACCGTCCAACCCAATCACGGCAGTGGGCTTATAGACACGGTGCTGAGGGACGCGTTGGCGATCGCATTCGGGGTTTCCACACACGGACGGACCCTTTGGCTTCGCAGAAGGGGACCTGTCGCACTCGGGGCACTTTGACGGTTTGTCGGAAAAGAGTAAGCGAAGGTTTCCTTTTTGGTGCACTTGGGGATCACAAAGGTCTTCCCAAGAATTGGCCCATGTTCCGTCTTCTCCTCGTTTTCCGAATTTGTTCTCCAAGGCCGTCGTGCATGCAGAGATCATGTAGAGTGCCTGCTCACGTTTCACTTCAATGTAGGGAAAAATAAGGTGAACCCCCATCTTGATGTGGGCAGGCACGTCGACCTTTTCGGCTACTTCGAGAGGTGGAGCTTCGCAGAGCACCGTCTTGAAACGATCAGGCGAAATGTCGGCAGGGTAAAATCGTCGCACCGTCTTGATGATCTCAAGGTAACACTCATAACGAAAATCCTCCGTGTCTCTCACCCGGTCTTCCAACTTCAAATCATCATCAAAGGCCAAAGGCTCGGCCTCAAAGTCGAGATCAAAGCACATCTTATAGACCCTTGTGAAGTTTTCTGAAAAATAAAAGACGTGGCCTTTTGCCACGTCGTCAATGTAAAGCTCATGAAACTTTTCGCGGTCTTCAAGGGGAACCCTCAAAACTCCACCCGAAAGATTGTTGTGGGAATTCATTGAGACTCCATCTTCATCCACCTTTGAACACTCGGTGCGTCCGCGTGTAAGGTACGACTTCTTGAAAATCCAAGGCCACAGCTTACCGTTTCGCCGCCGAGACGCCATTGCGACTTTTAGGTAAAATGGGGAAATGAAGACTTCAACGGTTAACTCAGAAAAATTGATTTTCGTAATTTCAGTTGCTCATTTTCAGCGGATTTATTCACCCTCGTGAAGTAAACCATGGACACTATAACACCCAAAAGATATGCAATCTTTGCGGTAGGAAGGGGTGGAGAGTTTGGGGTCAAAACGGAAGAAGCAAAAGGAGATTTACCTTGGAGGTTTCCTCAAGAGCTAAAATGGTTTGCAAAGGTGACGACTGGAAATGGCGAAAAAGAAAATGCCGTCATCATGGGTCGTCGCACTTGGGAGTCTCTTCCTCCTCGACATAAACCCTTAAAGGGTCGGCGGAATATTGTGGTGTCAAGGAGAAATATGGAGGATGATGGATGCCAATGGGTCAAGTCACTTGACGAGGCATACGAGGTGTGCAAAGATCAAACAACCTTTGTGATTGGTGGAAAGTCTTTGCTTGAAGATTTTTTCAAAAGAAAAGACTCGGATGGCTACTTTAAAACCCAAGTGGACGGAACCTTTCCAGATGCTGACGTCTTTCTAAAAGTTCCTGAGGAAAATGAAAAAGGTCGAATTATTGAAAAGGGTGACTTGATGAATGCAAAGGATGGAAAGTTTTATTCAGTGACCATGACGATGAATCAATAAAGAAGTATAACGAGAGTTGGAAAAAGGTTGATTTTATTTCATTTCAAAACGGGTTGACTCAAGTTGAGGGGAGACGAATATTTAATCCATGCGGAGGAGGGACACGCCGACCTTGTTGACCAAAAGACCGAGGAGACCACCGGCGGCCACACCCATGTAGTAACGGCGGCGGATGAGGTGCTCGTGGGAGAGGCCACCATCCGAAACGGTCAAAGCCTTATCACGGCCGAGGACAAAGAGGATGATAAGGCCAATCACGCCGAGACCGAGGGAACCAGTGGCGGACACGGCAAGGATACCGGTACCAATACCGTAGGAAAACCTCTTTTGGAGTTCCTTCTGGTGATCATGAACGTGGAGAGGCCGATCGACACCCTTAAGGCCATACTTGTTACAGAGGATGATGCCGACGATGATGGCCGCAATCACCACAAGAAGAACAAGAGTAAGAGCACCCTTTGCACCAGAAGAGGCACCCTTCACGCGCACACCAGCGTGGACAAAGGGGGTCTGCTTACCGAGAAGGGCCAAAATGTTGGCGATGCCACCGGTCACGGAAGGGGCCATCTGAGATTTCAAAGACTTACGGACAGACATGATTTATTTGACACCAAGAAAGAATTTTGCCGGGGGTTCATCTTCTCTTCAAAAACGAAAATCTGAGATATCCATAAATGGGAAAGATTGCAACAATCCAAGAACCCCTTTTCCCCATCGACCTTATAGACCCTGATGGAAACAAATCAAACGATGACAGGATTATTCCACAGGTTGTCTATTTCCACCCCCACAAAGATAAACCTTATACTTACTCCGTTCTCGTCAACGATCACGACCTCCATGCCCACTTTCCAGCCCATTTTTTTACCACAAAAAAGGCCATGGATGCATTTGTAAAGTCCATCCCTTCCTTTCCCACCATTACATTGAAACTGGAGACACCTTCTCACGACCCCGTCCTCTTTCATCCTGGAACTTGGAAATCATGTGTGAGACACGATGACATGGTGGCTTGTTGCAATCCATCAAGGAAAAGGAAATCTAAATAAGCTCTTCCATTTCAACTTCTTTGGCTTCTTCATCCTTTACAAATTCCTTTGCATTTAGCAATTTTCGAATCGTAAAGAGAGATGTGAATTCACCGGCGAAGACACCAATGAGGGCCAAATCAATCTGGGTAATGGAAATGATAAGAGTAAATACTCGCTTAATGGAGTCTATTAAGTACATAGCATTCCCATAGAATTGAAGTTCTCCCTTTGAAAAATCTTTGATAATCTTTTTATCGGGGTTGTAAATGTTGAAGCCAATGATGGGATGAGCAATCTCTGCAATAATACAATCAGATATCTTTATGAAACATATAAACACTGCCAACCAAGCGTAACGTTCCCAAGTGGAAATCTTTACACTAATCACCACAAGTTTTTCACTTGGACCACCTCGAAAATAGACATCATCTCCAGAGTCAAACACAAAGATAACAACCACAATGACTGTTAAGAGAAGAGCATTGAAAAAGATACAAACTTGCAATTGACGTGAAAGATCCATGAGTTATATATGTGAAAAAATTTATTCGTGTTCCCTATCCTTATAATCCTGTGTCAAAAACTCCTTCCAAGTCCTCTCCTTTGCCCACCCCAAAAAGTTGGCCGTGACTTCCTTTCGAATGTCCTTCACGTGGGCCGAAGTCTCCTTTGCCGACTGAATTAACTCCTCTGAGGGTTGGCGGAAGTAGATGGTGGACGCCGAAAGCATGGAGACGGAGCAGGCCGTGCACCACACTGGGGGTGGAGACACTTCCGAGGTGAGGACGTTGGAAGAAATCATCTTTCGAAGAGTGGGCCACCGGCGATGGGTAAACTTATCAAGCCAGTAATGGATCTTTGCGCGGAGGTTGGTGTAGCACTCTTCGACACCCTTTACGGCATAGAGACGCTTACAACACACCACGTCCTGGGCCGTTCTCAACAAAAGGTTGACCACACAAAAGAGGGCTTCTTCAAATTGTTGTTCGGAAAGGACCATTCCAACATCATGCTTAATGAGGTTTCTCAAGTACATGTAGAGGACGGGCACGTGGCCTTCCTCGCACCCATGAACTCGAGTCCAGTCCACCACCTGAAAGAGACGGTCTGAATCAAAGTAACGGTAGAGGTAGGCATTGGAAAGAAGAGTGGAGAAATCTTGGGCCGCCAACAAATCATCCATCATTTTTTCAGTCCACGCCCCCTTTGGTTGGGGCACCACAGGTGCTTCTTTTGTTTCACTTACTTCCTTGGACATTTTATTCTTCGATTGATATTATTAGGAAAGCTTCTTCAACTCATGTTTTGAATATCGTTCCATCAAGTAAAGAGTCAAAATCTAAATCTAAGGGCGACGTAAAGGGTTCATCTCCATCTCCAAGTCCCTCCAGTAACCTATCAAGGTCTGCATCTTTGAGGGAATCCATCAGGTTGGAAGACGTCTCCTTTGCCATCAAATCGGATGAAAAAGAGGGGAGATGGCCAATGGTGGAGGTGAGTTTGATGAGATCACCCAAGAGGGTGTGAAGACCTTCCGGCATTGAATTGTGATTGGGGCGCATGTCAAAGGAGGCCAGGGCTTTGGCTACATCATCTTCTTCAATCAAAGCTCCGGAACGCTTCAAGATGCGGTAGATTGTAGAGGTCAACCCTGAAAAATCGTCAAGGTGGGAAAGGTGACTAAACAAAACTTTGGCACGGTGGGAAAGAATGAGAGAAGATGCATTGAGGCGCATCTCCCCACAAAACATTCGCGATACGGAGGGTTCAATGAGGTAACGACCGGCCATGGAAAAAAGGGGAGATCCTTCAGGGACATCCTCAAGAAGAACACCGTAAACCAACTCGACATCTGAGACTCTAACCATCTTCCCAATTTGTGATGCGAGGGTGACTTGAGCCATGTGCCATGCCCAAGAGCCTTCACGAGACCTAAACCACTGCGAAATCCCCTTAAAGTCTTCGTTGCGGGGGTCGGACCAATGGAGGTCGGAGTCCTCTTTTTGGGTGTCGCGAGACGACACTATGAGTACGTTTGGGTAATAGCCAAGAGGTGGAGGAGAAATGCGAGACCACACAAAGGCGCCTTGGCCACCCACGATTTGAGACCCTGAAATGGATGGATTTAGAGTGTTGGAGCCATTGAGAAGAATGATGCCCTCCTTTGATCTTTTGGAGTTATCTTTAGGTTTGGGAGACGCATAATACATGTCGTGAAAGACGTCAGTGGTCGTCTTTTCATAGGATTTTGTTAAGGCTTGCACAACCGTGAGGGAGTCATAATAGGTGTAGTTGCCGAGACAAATAAACCGATCTCCTGCTTTAAGGTCTTTGTTTGCAATGAGGGTCGGCCAAACCGACTCTGGCCCCTCTTCAAACTTTGAGTAGTAGGGAGGCTGCGATACGTCAATCGATCCAAACCCAAATGCATCCCAAGATACTTCCTTTGTCTTGGCATCTTGAGTGGGAAGAATCCAACGCGGCATTTTAAATGTGATGAATCAAACTTTAGTGCTATTCAGAAGCGGAAGAGGTATTTTTTCAAAACTCATCTGCCCAAGCTTGGACTCCCGTAAAACAATAAGTACATGATCCCCTTCCCACCACACCCACCATCCGCTCAACCGACAAATATCGAAGGGAAGCACATTGAGTCTCAATCGATGACTTATCTTCCTTTGACCAAAACAATTCTTCCTTTGTGGGAATGTCAATCCCCTTATCACATGAATTGGCGACAGGAGGCGAGGCAATTCGCACATGAATCTTTGCCACCCCTAAGCCATTCAGACGGGCCAACATGGCCTGCATGGTGGATCCCCGAACAAGGGAATCATCCACCAAAAAGACAACTTTCCCCCTCAAGGCATTCTCATCCAACACAAACTTTGCTTTAAATGCTTCAGTCCGTTCTTTTGCCGATGCCATGATGAAGGTTCGCTCACAAGATGGTGCCTTCTGAATGGCTTCCTCCACAAAGGTGAGGCCGAGAGCGTCGGCAAACCCGGCCGCCATGGGAATGGCCGTGCGAGGCATGCAGGCAACAAGGGTGTCTGGATTTGCGAGGTCCATAACTTGATCTTCATCCAAGGCGAGAGCTTCCCCCAGCTCAAATCGCTTTCCATAGACGGATGAGGAGGTGTGATGTTGAAAGTAAATCCACTCAAAGGAGCAAAACCGTTTGGGAACCTTTGTCTGAAATCTCCAAAGGCGCTTCCAAGGAATGGTGAGATCAGTAAACAAAAGGTCGCCTGGCTTCACTTCGCGGGGAGGAACGTCACGCCATCGATCGGGGAATGCACAAGTTTCTGAAGACACAAGATGAGTGCCCGTCGTCGAATCAAAAGCAATCCATAAAGGACGCACACCATGACGGTCTCTCACGACATAAACTCCCTCCGGGGTTTGAATGACAATGGAAAAGGCGCCGTGAAACGTTGAAATGAGATGAGTGAGGGTTTGAGGCCAAGAGTTTGACGTTTTGTAGTGGTGAAGGATCCACTCCCAAAGAAGCACAGAATCCGTTTTTCTTGGGTCAGGTTCTAAGGCAGACACATTTCCATTGTGCACCAAGGCAACGATTCCACCACCCACTTCAGCCACGAGGGGTTGGACATTTCCCTCCGTGCCTACATCCTTCACACCTGACGTCGAGTAACGAGCATGGCCGAGGCCGCCCTTTACAATGCGGTCTTCATTGTCAATCGGCATCGAGTGAGAAGGGTTCCACCAAGATAGGCGTTCACCCTCCCAAAGAATTCCTGCCGTCTCTTGGCCACGGTGCCTCAGGGTTCGCAACCACCGGATAAAGGTCTTTTGGGTGAACCCAAGGGGAGACCACACCCCGAGAATGCCACACATAATTTTGTTGTAAGTCAGAAGATTTATTTGAAGATTTCAAACTTTAATAAGTCGACCCAAAACTTGTCGGATGAGGAAATTCAATAAGTCGGCCCAAAAAAGGAAAGAGAGCAAGGAGTCGTCTCGTAGGCCACAGACGAAGGGTCGTAGGCCGACATGGGATAACGGCAAAAGGAAAAGTCTGCCATATTGCACCCACAGGGTCTAGCCAGCCCGTTGGGGCCCATCACAGGTTGAAATGGTTGAGGCGAGGGACCGGGGCGGACAAGACCGTTGGCGACGGCGAGGCCAGAACGAGGATAAAACATAACACGATTGTCCATTTTTTATTTTTATTCTACTTTTTTTCACAAATGGCCTTCAAGGCATAGATGGAAGAATTTCGTTGGCGAAGGTCAGTGGTGTGTCGATCTTCATGGACACCATTTGGCATGTAAGACCGAAGAATAAAATCCAACTTTCCAGCTCTCAGTTCTTTTTCTGCTAAGCGAAGGTCGTCGTCGCATCCTTCAGGATCCACAAGAGGAGTCTCCCCGTTTGCTAAGTCAAGGGCGCGAAGGCCAATCAAATCGGCCTCTTCAAAACGGGTGAGAAAGGAAGCCATCTTTATGATGACATTTCTAGATGAACAATCCCAAATCAAACTTTTATTTTTACAGAGTTCCACCTAATTCGTCAAGTCTTTCTTTCACATGCACCTGCATCTCTTCCGCCTCGAAAAAGGGAACCTTTGTAATGACAACCTCGTAAGAGGGAGCTGTGGTTACTAAGATCTTTGCAGATGGAAAGGTTTCTTTGAACTTTGTTTCAAAGTCTTTGAGAACACTTAAACCATCTGGGGCTTCAGTGGAAAATGTAAATGGAATCCTGAGGTCTTTGGGTGGTTTTGGAAAATACTTGGTGAATGAGGTGCGAATCATGTCTTTGTGGTCTGAATCAAACTCTCGTATTCCTTCGTTTGAACCAACAAAGGTCCATATCTCGATTGGATCTCGAATGGTTCCAAAAAAAGAAGTCAGTGAGGGATGATCATCCCTCAAAGGATGGATGAATTTTTCCATGGCTTCTTGGTGGGTCATACCAAGGCGCACTGAAATATCCCTTGCAAACCCTGCCTCATGTCGCCTTTCCGAGAAGGCCTTTAAAAGGTCATCTTTTTCTTCTGGAACAATGCCAAGGAGGGAAATCCCAATCACCATCTGATCATCCCTTCCCACCTCTAAGGAAGACACCCATCCCACACTCATCTTTCCAGGTTTCATAATCGTCTTGATGCGCTTCATCATCTTTCGCGATATTTGAGATGAAGCGATGGAAGCCTCATGATCACCATACTCGGGAAGGGTCACTCGAATTTCCCATGACGCCCCCTCACAAATCTCCTTGACGACATAGACGACCCTCTCATCCTCTTTGGGATGGGGTCGAGTCCATGAATGGTACATTTCAAAAGTGGTTATAATTTTCAAAAGGAAAATTGTCAACTGAAACATAACCACTTTGAAATATGTCTACATCAAAAGAAGAAACCTTAAAAAAATTGTCGAGATTCTAAAGATGCAAATTATGCTCCGGCGTCAAGATCAATTATCAAGGTCAGACCCACCAAAGACACTCCAAATCCATCCACCGTCCGAAATGACTTGACAGCTTTAGGGGTCGAAAAGATTGTTTGGTTAATGCCTCACCCACCAAGTCGATTTGCAGATTGCGGAATGCCCTCTTAGTTTTAACTGAAAAATATGCACCATAAATCACTTTTAAATCATTTGCATTTCACAATGGGTCAAGTCGAATCTCACCCAAGCGAGGAACCACACGGACCTCCCAAGCACATCACAGTCCCTCGCCTGTGGGAACTTCCATCCCAAGGTATTAAGGCTTGGAAGAAGAATGTTCGCAAAGCACTTGGCAAACAACGAGTCCTCGCCATGAGGGTTATGAAAGACGGCGACTCAATTCTCCAACAAGGCCTCCATGTCACCGTCTACGTCTTACCATCGGGAGACATTGTCTTAAAGACGGACACCGAGTACCCCCTCATCACGGTGAAGGGCAATAGGATTGAGATGATCAAGTCGTTGGAGGATTCCATTCTCACTATGCTTTGGCCTGAACCTAAGGTTCCCTATCCAGTCTTGGCCAACCTGGAAGAGCTGAAAGTTGGTTAAATTTCTCTATTTTGTTAGAGCTAATGTACATAGTTTGACTCCCTCATGAATGGCCCTTTGGATTGGAGTTGCCGGAACAAAGTGAGACCAAAGATCATCAATTCCATCAATGTCTTCACTGAAGTCATCCACTTCTTCGTCTTCGATTTCATCTTGGTCAACACACATGGCACACACATAAGGTTCCCCTTCAACCTGAGGCTTTCCACATCCGACATGATAGGTGTAGCCACAAAACTCACAAGTCTTATGAGGTTCACTTTCAATCCATTCTTTGGCACACACTTGACAGAGAACACCCCGAGTCAATCGATCGCCTTCCGTCTCCAACCATTCAGCAATTTCAAATTTTGGTTTGCCTGCATAGAGCATTGCTACAACTTGGGGGAAGAAGCCAAGAATGCCCTGAAGAGAGTCAATGTCGAGATCTGGATCAAAGGGTTGATTGGTCATCAGGGAATGGAGGACGGATTCGAGAATGGACCCAGCCCCCTTTAGGACTTCCCACTTCATGCATCGAATGTAAAGTTGAGCTTGATCTACGCCTTCCCAGGAGGATGGATCAGGACCGTAGCGATTGATTAAGTAGACGGCTTGCTTTTGGTGGGCAAGCCGTGTTAAGTAGTGATTGATGCAAATCATTGCACCCCTCATCTCTTGACTGAGGCCACTGTCGGTGAGGTCACGACCGGTTTTCATCTTTGGAAGGTCCATGGTTTTTATAAGAGATTACATTTTACTCGTAAAATTTCTGATTATGAAGTACCAAGTTTTATTTGAATGGAAATGAGGTTGAATTATCGCATAGGAATCTCCTTTCCTGCCCACTTATAGTGTTGGGTGTAATCAATTCCGGTGACCTTTTTCAGATCTTCATTGAAAATGGTGGATGGTTTAGAAAGGGTGTAGGCGGCATTGTAGGTGGCAGGGTTTTGAGCAAATCCAGAGCCAAAGACTTGAGGAATATCCGAAGCACCAAGACAGTGAATCTCCTTTTTGAGAAGCGGAGCATCACGGTCATACTTGGAACGCACCGAAAGACCGCGAAGGCGCCCGGCAGCCTTTGCATAATTCCAAATCTGGCGTTGTTGCTGAACGGAATACATCTTTGCTAAAACGTCTTTGGCAAAGGCTTCGTTTTCGTTGTGAATGGTTTGCTTTAAGTCAATCTCTTGGCAAGCAGGTCGCATGGCCATCCGGTTCGAAAAATCCATAAAGGCCCCTGCGTAGTCACGACCCACATAGGAACACAGGCAGGGCTTCACTCGGGGTGCCCACACAATCATGTTTTTGACTCCCGTGATGAGGCCGTGCTTCACCATGGTCTTGTACAAATCTTCAGCATTGTAATCAGACACCATAAAGGCCTGGACCGAGGACCAAGCAACCGTGGAAGGAGGAATACACACACATCGAGCACCCGTGGGAGCTCCACCTGCCACGGCTTGGGCAGATGTTAAGTCTTCATCGGTGCCAATCACCCGGCCAATTGGCATGGGGGTCACAAAGTCGCGAATGTCTGGCTTGACAATTTTTGATGGGTAGTGGGGTTCGACGGGGGTCGTTGTATCTTCAGAATACATGTACTTTGCCGCACGGGTCATCGAAGGAGGGCCGTCAAAGGGGTCACGGGCGCCCTTAATAAGGGGACCAAAGTCATTGATGTGTGGATTGTCTGGGTAGGCCTCTGGGATCTCAATGTCCGAAGCTCCACGTTTCTGGGTTCCTGCGTAGCCGGTGAGGGCCAATTGAACTTGAAGATCTGCGGGAAGAATCGCCCCTGCCTTATCCACATTGATTTGGGACTGGGGTCCCTCTTGGGATGGGGTGTATACTTCGTTAAAGGGAAGAACGCAAGTCTCGTAAGATGTTCCAGCACCTACAAAAAACTCAGATGGGAAGGATGCAGATTCACTCATTTTATTGTTAGGTTCAAATTTGATAAACCGCTTTCAAGACTCAAACATAAATGAGCGATTGTGCACGATACAATGTTAGTCGATCCGGTGAGGGGTGGGAGGCCAATGAGACTTCACGCTTAGTTGGTGGGGTCCGAATGTTTTGCGGACCCTCTTCCTGTCGCCACATCGAAGCCGGCACAAAGGATGGTCTGTGGACAAAGATGAGAGCCGCGGGAGGAACCCGTAACTTCCGGAGGCGCTCAAAGTGGAGAGTGTTGTACGGAGGGTCGAGAGACGCGGAGGATTGATTACCTTTTAGCTTTATACATGGTCACATAGGTAAGGTCTCCAAGTCTTGAAGGTTTGGGAAGGGCGACCATGCCCTTTGCTGAATAAATTTCAATTAATCGATCAGTGTCTTCTGGCTTCCTTCCCCTTTCGTCTTTGCAAACGACGTAGAGACCAATTGGAGAATTCCGATAAGACGAAAACCCCCGCGATCGACGTAAGCCAGCGGCCTTTCGAATCATGGCATCCCACAGGAGCGAAAAGGGTGACTTTTTTCCTTTTCGCTTAAGGTAATCCTTCCATTCCCTCACGAGGGGTGACTGATCAACACATAAGGCATTCATCCAAACGGCCTTCGTGTCATCTCCGTAGTCTTCGGCGAGAAGAAGGCCTGACCCAATGAGGGTTTCTCCAAGAAAAAGAAGCACCACTCGATCGGATCTAACCAATGCCGGGTCAGTCGCCCCAAAACACTTTTTCATTAAGCCATTGACTTTTCTTTGGATGGTTTTACTCTCACTGACTTCTTCCCCCGTATACGACACAATGTAAGGCTCCAGTCTTGACACAGAAATTTTAAATTATAACCTCAAATAAATGACCTCTCATTCTGGTAAGACACCCATTCAATTCCCCATGACCTATTGTCCCGTCACCCTTCGCCGAGTGTTTCCCTCCAATTGGGTTGGTGCCCGTCCCCCTGCGATTCTTCCCTACCCCATAGGGTTGACTGGCTTTGTTGCTCCGGCTCACACCGATGGAGGATCTAAATGTACACCTCATGCTCCCTGT